TAAAGGGATTACTGGAAGAACAAGGCTCAATGATATTGAGGCGATTTTGGATGTTCCAGAAGTTAACGCAGATGATATAAGCCATATTGTAAAAACAAATGCTGATTCTATTTTTACTTGGGATTATTCATCGTCAAAACCTCAGATTCATAAACTTTATGAGAAAGCCAAGATGGGGCAATGGAATGGTAATGATTTGCCTTGGGATACAGATGTTGACATTGAAAAGGTCGTGGCAGAGGAAGAAGCCAATCTTGGTTTGCGTGTGAGTATTGATATGTATGCAGATACTCCTGTTTCTAAATGGGGTCAAAAAGAATGGCTTGAATACGGAATTGAAAGTCGTAGATGGGTTTTGTCACAAACGCTTCATGGCGAGCAGGGTGCGATGATCTGTGCATCTAAGATCGTAGAGACAGTCCCCTGGTGGGATGCAAAGCTTTATGCCGCTACCCAGGTTGTTGATGAGGCAAGGCACGCTGAGGTTTTTAATAGATATATTACTGAAAAAATGGGTGATGTCTACCCAGTTAATTGGCATGCAAGAAAGTTGCTAGACCATATTGTTGGTGACAGTAGATGGGATATGACATATCTTGGAATGCAGGTTATGCTTGAAGGGCTAGCTCTTGCTTCTTTTGGTCATATGTACCATATGAGCTCAGAACCTCTTCTTAAGCAGATTCTACGCCAGGTTATGATTGATGAATCACGCCATATTGCTTTTGGCGTTTTAAGTCTTAAAGATGCCTATGAGAACATGACGGATGCTGAGATTAAAGATAGACAAGAGTTCGCTTATGAGGCATGTATCTACATTCATGATAGAATATATCAGTACGAAGTTTTTGAAAACATGGGTGTAAAACCAAAAGACATTATCCCTATTCTGATTAAAGACCCAGTTAATGTTTTTATACATAGACTGTCTCTTGCAAAAATTGTTCCAAGTTGTAAAAACCTTGGTCTTTTAGATAGGAATGATGGTTGGTTGCGTAATCGTTTTGAAGAACTTGGAATTATTGGGTTTGAAAATGAGAACTCAGTAGACGAATTTTAAACAGGAGGCACTATGGGACACCCAACAAATTGTAACGAAGCGTATTCGTATAATGAAGCAAATCAACTTAAAGATTATTATAATAATCTTTTGGATTATAATAAATTTTTAGATGAAACTAATTATATTTTGCATAGAAAAGTTGCTGAAATTATTGATGCTCAGTGGGCAGATGTTGTTGGCAATATTCTTGATATTGGGAGTGGCACTGGGAAACTTGGAGTTGAAATATCAAAAATTAGACCAAAAGTTGTGATTGACGGTATTGATTTTTCTGAAAAAATGACAGAAACAGCTTATAAGTGGGAAGTTTATAATAAAATTTTTAATTTAAATATTAAAGTTGATCTGCCTAACATAACTAACAAATACGATTTACTAGTAAGCTCTGGTGTTTTTACTCCAAATCACCTAAATGTTGATGATTTAATTAATTTAATATCATTACTTAACAACGGTGGTCGTGTATTTATTTCTGTTAAAAAAAATCTTTTTGAAGAAGATAATTTTGAATCAAGACTTGAAACACTCGTTAGTCAAGAGAAAATTAGACATCTTAGGTATACAGAAGTTCGCATCTGGGGTAGTCCAGATTATACCGACACAGCAATTGTAGTAAACTTTCAGAAAATTTAAATATACTGCCCAAACTAAGTGCAATGTCATCCCAGGTTTCTTGAAACATGGAAATGGTTCTGTATTGCAATTTTGATATGCGTCTATGATATAATTCCATCATGAACCTTGGAATTTTTGATGAAAACAAAGCTAAGTATGAAGCAAAAATTTTTTTAGAGAAATCTATCCATACGCTTGGGGTTTTGCTTAATTGTGATGTATCACTTATAAATGAAAACTCTATTAATCAGTATGATTTAGAAAGTGCAATGTATTATGGATTTGAAATTTTGAAAGCAGAGATTGGAGCGTATAGTAAACTATGAGCAGCATTGAATTTAATATGAGCAACCGAACTGGTGAATCAGTAACCGATGTCACCGATTGGGATAATGAAGTTATAGAGTGGGACTCTAGCACTGGTGTTTACTATGTTGCTGGAAAGCCAGTAACCATGTGTCACGGTGTATCTATGTTTAAAGAAAAGAGCGGCGATGATCAAGTATGATCCCAGCGCTGATTTGGAATACAGATCTGGTCAACTTGCTTCGTTTTTATACATACTGGGTTTCTCTGACGATCAAGTAAAATCAATTTCAATTGATGATGCAATAAATTTGATAAGAGATAGGTATGTTTATAGTCACGCAGATGGCATCCCCGAAATCCAGGAGTATGTTAAAAAACAAAACATTGTTTTAACAAGAAACATCAGAAGAGCTTGGTTTGATGTTCAAGCGGCAGGGTTTATTAAAAATGACAGATAAGTTGTATCAACCAGAATTATCTTTTGATTTCTCCAAATGGGGCTATGGAAATTGGGAAGAATACACAAGCAATGCAACTTCTATGGATGGCGATGAGTCAGTCAAGATTGCTGATTTTTTATTCAACAAGGCAGGCGTTGATAGAAGGAACATTGCTACTGGTGGAGCAAGTGATTATGAATTTGTTATTCATTATCCAAGACCTAACTTGGCAAAATCTTACGGCGAGGCACAGTGGATGCCAATCCTTTTGATTCAAGCAATTATGGATATAGCACCTAAAGACCATGTACTAGCTGTTTCTGGTGGTCTAGATCGCTTTCGCTTAGAGCCATTCCAGAAGATGTATGGTTCAAGGATTTATTTTTTGAACAATAAAAAACTGGCAATGTATGAAATGTTTCAAAGTCAAAAAACGCAGTTTGATTATGAGATGATAACTATGCAAGATATGGAGTCTGGCGCTAATAATCAAAAATTTGGGATGATACTGTGCTGGTCACAAGATATGGAGAATCCCCTTGTTCCAGTTGATTTTTATATTGACAGGCTTGAGGATAAAGGTGTTCTAATTATTCAGAACTCTTCAGATAGTCTGTTTCTTTATCATAACCACACTAAAGCAACCCCAGTTTGGGAATACCATAATGATCTTAAACTTCGTAATGATTGTAATGTATATCATATTCCATTATTCTATGGAATAACAATTGTGGTTAAAAATAAAATTTAACTTATAATTGTTATGTGAAAATTAACTTTCGTAAAGGTTCTTGGGCAATATTGCCTGCATTGATTATATCTTTTGTATCTACATTTGTATCATCACCATATGCAAGTGCAACTTCTCTTTCTATTCCAAATGCGGGATTTGAAGACAATACCTTTACTGGCTGGTCAAGAGGGTCGCAGACAGGATCTCTTGGGGCATCAATTAATGGAAATGGTACTGGAGTAACCATATTCAATGGCTCTAGATTGTTTAGTCATGGTGCGCATCCAGCGATGGGTAGTCCAACACTTTCAAATGGAACAGAAAACCCATATTATGCACCTGCAGTAACATCTGGAAATTGGAACTTCTCTCCGAAAGGTGGAACCTATGCTGTTGCTCTGCAACCAAAAAGTCAACAAACATTCAGTCAAGCAACTGCTGCGCTTGGTCTTTCTGGAACACAGGCATCAGCAATAATCGCACTTCTTTCAAGTCAAGCTTCTGCTTCTGGATTTGGTGGAGGAAATCCAACTGATGCTGCGTGGATTACTCGTGAGGTTGATCTTACTGCAGGAATAACTTATACAATGTCATGGAACTATATTGCAACCGATTATATTCCATATAATGATGGTTCTATAACATCACTAGTTGCTGTAAACACAGCATCTACTTCAGTCATAACTGTAAACAATTTTGTACAACCTTATGCCCTTCTTGGTTTTACTAATCCAGGAACTGGTGATTACTCAACAAACTCATACGGCTCAACTGGCTGGCAAACTTCAACATATCAAGTTTCTGTTTCTGGAACTTATAAACTTGGTTTTGCTGTATTTAACCTAGATGATACAGCACTTTCACCAGTCTTGCTCGTTGATAATGAAACAGGTACAACTCAGACCTGCACTCAATCTGGAACATGCACAGCATTTGGTGGAGTTGAGGCTAATAATGAAACAGCTCCGACACTTCCTCCAACCACTACTGCGGAAGCAACTACTACTACAACTTCTACGACTACTACGACAGTTCCACAAACTACAACAACTTCAACAACCACAACTTCAACAACCACAACTTCAACAACTAGCACTACCAGCACAGTTCCAGAGTCAACTTCTACAACCGAGGTGGAAGTGACAACTACAACCACCACAGTTCTTATAAATACAATAGTGCCCCCAACTGCTCAACCTGAGGTTATAAATCCACCAGAAACGGTCCCAGAGGCTCCTGAGGAGGTATTTCCACAGCCTAGCCCAGATGTGATTCCAGATCCAGAGCCTGTTGTAGAAGAAGAACCGTCTGATACCACAAGCTCAATTCCTGAAGAAACTAGTACGACCACCAGCGAGCCAGAAGAAATAGCGCCTACCGAGCCAGAAGTTGTGACTACAACTCCAGAAGAAGTGACTACAACTACAGAACCAGTTGACACTACACCAGGAGAAGTGACTTCTGAGGAAGTAGCAGCGATTGTAGAAGAAATTATAAATGCTTCTGCCGAAGAGATTGTTTCTGTGCTATCTGAATTAAGTACTGAAGAGGTTACGGCTGTAATTGAAAATATCTCCGTTGAGCAACTTACTGAAGTTCTTAATGATTTGCCTGCAGAAGAAGTCATAAATCTAATTGAGTCGGTAGATTCTGCAGACGCACTTGAAAATATTGTTGATGCAATCAGTAGTGAGACTATTGACCCAGATACTGCAATTGCAGTAATTACAAACGGTAACTTTGACGAGATACCAATTGATAAAGTAACAGAAGTTTTTGCTGCAATTGAGCCAGATCAATTTACAGAAGAACAGAAGTCAGAACTTGCTGCCGTACTTACAGAAGCGCCTGTAGAAGTTAAAGAAGCATTTGAAGAAGAAATTGACATCTATGGAGATGGATTTGATGACTACACCCCAACAGGTTCCAATATTGATGTTGGCACCCGTAAGACAGTTCTTGCCGCCGCAGCTGCAATGGCAACGATAGCAGCAGTTGGTCCAGCAACATCTGGCGGAACTACTGGGGGTTCAAGTGGTGGATCTGGTGGCGCTGGTGGATCTGGCGGTACAGAAGGTCGTTCCAAGAGAGAGGAGGAATCGGAAGATGGCTTCTCTGGAGAGATCGCTGGTCCAGGAGAAGATGACAATGAAGATTTTACAAAAAATAGTATATACAAGTATTATATAAGGGAGGGTAAAGAAATGAGAAAGTTTAATGGTTTTGGTTTTGGCAAAAAAGTATGGGACATCACTGCTGGCTTAGGGTTTACCCTTGCAGGCAGTCTTGTAGTGTATGTCACTCTTTCTGGCACAACGCAGAAAATTGCTGGAATTGCAACGCTAACTGCTATCCTTGTGCATTATGTGCATGAAATTCTAAAGAATGACGAATAAATAACTCTGAGATATAATATATCTATCGCCCGTTGGGGCAAGGAGGTGGTCTTTTGTCTACTTTGTTGAATGAGTCAAATAAGAAAATGGTTTCGTCTTGGGCGAGATCATTTATTGGAGCTGCGCTTGCTGTCTACATGACAGGCAACCATGATCCTAAGGCAATCGCTACTGCTGGTGTCGCTGCTATCGCACCAGTAATTATGCGTTGGTTGAATCCAAATGATAGCGCATTTGGTCGTACTAAGTAATACCAAATTAATTTAGAGGTTTAAATGGCACAAGTTAAGAATATCCTTATGAGGATATTGGCTACATTTGCTGCATCGGGTTTAAGTGTAATCGGTGCTGGCGCTATAGCTAATGTCCCTTTGTGGAAAGCTTGCTTTATGGCAGGCATTGCTGGAGTTGCCGTAGTTGTAGAAGGGCTCTCACGAGCTTTCCTAGATGATGGTAAACTTAGTCTAGACGAAATTAATGAGGTGTTTTCTAAAGTTGATAAAAAGAAAACCTCACAAGGAGATATTAAATAATGGCTAAGAGAACAGAATGGGATTATATTGTTGAAGTAAAACTTCCAGTGGCGCTGAAGGGCATTGAACCAGGTAAACTGCACCCAAGTTTATTGAGAGATATTCCAGGCGGCGGTAAGTTGTTTTACCTTGCTGCTGATGCATGGCTGGCAATGGTTGAGGCTGCAAAAACTGACGGTGTTGAGCTTAAGCCAACGAGCAGCGGAGACCTATACCGCAGTTATGAAAGTCAAAAGGCTGGATTTCTTACTCGTTACACTCTTGAAAATACAGGAACTGGCTCAACAAAAACTTTTGAAGGCAAGACTTGGTACTTGAAGAAAGGCATGGCGATGCTCGCTACACCTGGTAAATCGCAACATAACCTCGGCTTGGCAGTTGACATTGCTAATGCAAGTGACAAGAAAAGAATTAATTGGCTAATTGCTAATGTTGAAAAATTTGGTTGGAGTTGGGAAGTAGTTCCATCAGAGCCTTGGCATATTCGTTATGTTTGTGGTGATGCAGTTCCTCAGGCGGTGAAGGAGTATGTTGCTCGTAATCCAAAACCAAACGGTCCCTTTGGTTCTGTTGCAGAACAGAAAGCTAATGTTGAAGCAAAATCTGCTGTACCAACGCCAGCAGTAGAAAAAGCTCAGGAAAAACCTTTGCTAAGAGAAGGGCAGAAAGGTGCTTCCATAAAAGAAGCGCAAAGACTTCTCTCCAAGCATGGATTTGAGTGTTCTCCAGATGGTGATTTTGGTAATAAGACAGAAGAGTTGGTTAAGAAATTTCAACAATCAAGAAATTTAAGTGTTACTGGTGAAATTGATAAAACAACTTGGGCTGCATTGCTGGCATAACTAATCTTTGATAATATCTTATAGGAGATATTATGGCTGCAACTAGGGATATTAGTATTTATCAGGGCGATACTTACGCTCATGAATTGCGTATTAAAGATAGTTCTAATGCTAATGTAAGCATTACATCTAGAACATATACTGGACAGATAAGAAAAAAAAGAAATTCTGACACAGTAACAGCTACTTTTACATCTCAAATTACAAATGGTGCTAATGGAATTGTTGTTATGTCATTGACTCCTGCAGATACAGCAAGCATTTCTGCTGGAACATATGTTTACGATTTTCAAGAAACAAATGGGGCAACTATTACTACACTAATTACTGGCACTGTAACAGTAGTTGGGGAAGTAACTCGTGTCAGCTGATATTACAACAATACAAGTAACCACTGTTGATGTGTCAAATGTGTCAGTTACGACAGATATTACGGTATTAAGTCAATCAAGTGGTACAATTAATTTAGCGAGTTTAAACTTAGCTACAACAGTTACTGACATTGCAAGAGCTGGTGTGGTTGGAGTAAGTGCTTTAGCTGCTAGGGCAGATCATGTTCATAGTGCAGCTAATCTATTAATGGATGGAGGAAATTACTAATGGCGAATACGCTGAGAATCAAAAGAAGGGCGACTGGCAATGCTGGCGCACCTGCAAGTTTGGAGAATGCAGAATTAGCATTTAACGAAGTAGATAATATTCTTTACTACGGTAAGGGAACTGGTGGTGCAGGTGGAACTGCAACTACTATTGAAGTAATCGGCGGTATTGGTGCATTTACCACACTGACAGGTGAGCAAACAATTTCTGGTAATAAAACATTTACTGGCACAGTAATTGTTCCAACCCCAACCGCAAACACTCATGCGGCTACTAAGCTTTATGTTGACCAGTCTGTTGCTGGAGTGTCTGGTTCAATTACAGTCGCTGGAGATAGCGGTTCAAACCAAACAGTAAGTTTAAGTGACACACTCACTATTTCTGGTGGAGTTGGTCTTTCATCCGTTGCAAGCGCAACTGACACATTGACAATTAATCTTGATAATACCGCAGTTACGGCTGCTACATATGGTAATGCATCTGCAGTTGGAACATTCACTGTTGATGCTCAAGGTCGCTTGTCTAATGCAGTGTCTACATCAATCTCAATTACAGCAGCAGCGGTTTCTGATTTCGCAGAAGTTGCACAAGATGCTTTTGGAACACTGGTAACTAATGGCACGCAATCTGGAATTACAGTTACATATGATGATGCTAATACAAAAGTTAACTTTTCGGTAGCAAACCAATCGTTTACACTTGCTGGTGATGTTGGGAGTAGTCAGACAATTACCGCAGGGGACACGCTAACAATCTCTGGCGGTACTGGTCTAACAGCAACTGCGGGTGGTGCAACAGATAAGGTCACACTTGATCTTGACAATACTGCTGTTACTGCTGGTGGTTATGGCGGTGCGGGTACTGTTGGAACATTTACAGTTGATGCGCAGGGTCGTTTGACAGCTGCTGCTAACTCAACAATTTCAATCACTGCCTCACAAATCAGTGATAAGGCTACAAACCTTGTAACTGGTTTGACAGGAACAGCAAATGAAATTGCAGTATCAAACTCTGGTGTTGGTGCAGTGACACTTAGCCTTCCAGCTAATGTTACCATTTCAAACAACCTTACGGTTTCTGGAGATTTAACAGTTCAAGGCAATACAACAACTCTTAATACAGCAACGCTTGTTGTTGAAGATAAGAACATTGTTCTTGCCAATGTTGGATCACCAACGGACATAACAGCAGATGGTGCTGGGTTTACAATCAAGGGTGCAACAGATAAGACACTTAATTGGGTTGATGCAACTGATGCCTGGACATCCTCTGAGCATTTCAATATTGTCACTGGTAAGTCATTCTACATTGGTGGCTCGGCTGTGCTTTCAAACACAACACTTGCTTCAAGTGTTATCACATCAAGCCTTACAACGGTTGGCACAATTGGTACTGGTGTATGGCAAGGAACAGCTATCGGTATCGCTTATGGTGGTACTGGTTCAACAACTGCTGGCGATGCAAGAACTGCATTAGGTCTTGCAATTGGTTCAAATGTTCAAGCCTATAGCGCTCAGCTCGCAGCACTTGCTGCGAACACTGCTACAATTGATGGTGGTACTTTCTAAGCAAGAGGCTTAAATGGCTAATGTAATTAAAATTAAAAACTCAGGAACAGCAAATAGCGCCCCTACCTCGCTTGAGGCGGGGGAGCTCGCTATTAACTATGCTGACGGAGTTATTTTTTTTAAAGATTCAACTGGGGCAATAATTTCTTTTAACTTGAAATTAGCATCAGCTATAAGCACAAGTGACCTTCAAGTTAGTCTTGCTATGGAAGTATTTTAAGGGCGTAAAACCCTTATTCTGTTATAATTGAACTATGGATGATGTAAAGATTGAAACAAGTAAAACACTTACTTTAACACTACCAAGTGATCCAACATCAAATGTTGTGTCTGTAAGTTTATATCATGAGTTTGGCTCTCTTGTTTCTGGTCCGACAAATGCAACAAGAACTGGGACTGGTGTTTTTACAATCACATACGGTCAACAAGCATCTGGCATTTATGTATTAAACGCTGCGGGTAGATATCGTGCTGACTTCACTTACACCGTGAGCGGGACATCCTACACCCAATCAAAATATTTTAATGTTTATACTCCATATATTACAGCAACCGCTTTCTTCAATGACCATCCACTTTTAGAGGATGACTGGGTGGATAAGTTTGATAAATTAGAAAGCAAGGTGAGAAACATCATCAACACTTTTTGTGGTCAGTCATTTGAGTACTATCCAAATAAATATCTTGAAGTTATGGGTTCTGGTAAAAAATCAATTCATCTTCCAAACCCTATTGCTACTCTGAGAAAAGTTACATCTGACCCAGGAACTGAGGATGAAATTGTGCTTCATAATTACGCAGATGCAACAATGAATCATATTGAAAAAATTAAAGAACCACACAGTTTTGGTAGTTCATATTATGTTCAATTTAGAAAATCTGTTCTGGACAGTATAAATGTTTTGCTAGTTGTGAATAAATTCAATCCTCAGTGCGTGTACAGGATTGAAGGTGATTTTGGATGGCAGTTTGTTCCAAATAATATTGAACAAGCAGCTGACCTGCTTCTTGAAGATATGATGAACGATGACTCAATTTACCGTAGACATGGTATCTACAGTGCAGATATGGATGTCCTTAGAGTTCAGACAGGGCAGAACTTCTACGAATCAACAGGGAACATTGATGCAGACATATTACTTATGGACTACACATTGTTTGTCATGGATTATGTGGTTTAAATGGCTTCACAGACTTATTTTCACTTCACTCACAAAGGTGATATATACAGAAAAACCACAAGTACAAACGCTGCTGGTCAAAAATACGCAGCGTACACGAAAGTAGATACGATATCTTTTCAATTTCAAGCACCGAGTTCTAGTTCGTCTTCGGGCGATGAAAGAAGGTTGACTCCTTATCAGGACAATGTGCCTAAATTTGAAGCAATTGTCCCTAAGAAATCAGATGCAAACATTGCCTACGGAAATAGATTCCAAAATATAAAAGATAGAGACAATGTTGTGGTTGATAATTCTATTTATGAAATAGTTGGAATACAACCAAAATTTGGTATTCATGGCAAAAAGCATCATACAATTGTCACTTTAAGAAGAGTTGTGGAGTCAGAATGATTGATATAAAAATAAATAATAATTTAGATAAAATTATTAATAAATTAGATAAAGTTAATATTGAAATTCAAACTGCTTTTAGTGAAGTAGCAATGTCTAAAGGTGAATTTATAAGAACGGCGTTAAATGAGCGCTATGAGAATTTATTTGACGGTGCAGACATTAGTTTTGCTCCAGATCAATCAGGTATGAAAGTGAATATTATTTTTGCTGGAAAAAATTATTGGAAATTTGTTAATGGTTATAAATTTAATATGCAGGAAATGCATGGAATGGTAAATACATTAGTTGCGGATATTGTAAGAGAAACACTTACCGCTTCATTGAGAGGTAATCCAGTTGTCTAAATTAAGCGTTTATGATGTAAACACTCATTTAAAAAATGACTCAGAATTACAGTCAATTGCTGGGAAAACAATGAGTTTTGCGCCAATTGCTGCTACCAATGGTGAGTCTGCTCCGTTTGTTGTTTACTTCTATAGTCCGTCAATCCCTAGCCCAGATGCTTATTGGATGAGGAAGGATAATATTAGATATTCTATATTTGATACTGATGTAGATAGATTATTCAGAATTTCGGAGAGAATCCTGGAATTGCTCGGAAAAACTGGTACAATAGCTCAGGCGGGTGGAGTGACAGGAAGCAATAGCCGAATCCTCTCTAGCTACCAGACTGGCTCTAGTTTAGCTGCTCCTTTAGAGCTGAATGGTTGGTATAGAATGAATTTAGACTTTAAGATCTGCAATGTATAGAAGGGTATGGTAAAATAATAACATATGGAGTATAGTACTATTACATATATTGGTAAAACACCGAGCTATGTCGTTAAACTTCGTAACTCAGTTTACGAATTTGAATGGAATAAAGGTCTCGGTATTGGCAATCGCCTTGGCGAAGTCAATGCTAAAGATATAGAAAAGATCGCTAAATGGCGTGATAAGAAAGGCAGAAAGATATTTCGCCTGGATAAATAGGAGGAAGTAATATGGCAGTTAATGTTTCTAACATTATCGTTGGCGAGGCAACCATTAAACTTGGTACAAATGCTAACGCAACAACCATTGCAGCAATGAATAACTTTGCTGACATTGGAGCAACACAAAACGGTTTGGAAATCTCGTGGGAACCAGACATGGTTGATATTGAAATTGACCAATTTGGCGATGCCGCTAAGGTAATTCAGTCAAAGGTAAAAGTAATGGTTAAGACAACCCTTGCAGAAGGAACTCTTAATAACCTTGCAACAGCTTGGAACTATGATGGTGAAACTGGTGGAGCAGATATCATTGCTAACAATGATGGTGCAAACTCAAAGACATTCTTGTTCGGTGCTCAGGGCGTAATCCCGTTTGAAAAGGCACTTGTTGTAACAGGTACAGCACCTGGTTCAACAGCAGGTTCGTTGCTTACCCGTAAGTTTTACACGAAGCGTGCAATTTCAATGGAATCATCCTCAATTGCAATGAAGCGTGCGGAAGCAACAATGTTCACAGTTGGCTTTAGAATTTTGCCAACAGTGGCAGATGTTGGTTACGAGTACGGCAAGATCGTTGATCTTACCGCATAATTGTAATTAAATAATTTAGCTAAAGGCATTCGCCCCTTGGGATTTTGTGATAAACTTAATAACCGAGGGGCGAAGCCCTTTGTATACGAGACATAAGGATGGAAATACTTTGAGTGATAAAAACAAAGACATTTTGGCAGGTAAGGAAATTACTTTTGCTGATGGTAAGACAAGAACAATTAAGCCTCTAACTATTCGTAACTTGCGTAAGTTCATGGCGGTAGTTAAGGATTTGAAGACAGAAGACACTCTTTCTGATGCTGATATTGACATCATGGTTGAGGCGGCTGGGATTGCATTGGCTACTGTTGATGCTGAACTTGGCAATAACAAGGAAAAGCTTGAAGATGTGCTTGACTTGCGTTCGTTTGGCGAACTCATGTCGGCAGCAATGGGTTCAGACCCTTCCTTCTAGGCGAAGAGGGGGATCAGCTCACTTCAGGTCAGCAAGGTTCTGATCTGAAGTGGGAGGATATTCCTCTGCTCAAATATGAATCTGAAATATTTGTAAAAACAGGAGCATGGGTTAGCCTGGGATCGCTAGAAGAACATTTAACCCTTAATGAATTATTTTTGCTGTATAGAGCATGCAATAACGAAACAAGCATGCAGATGAAAATTGCTGCCGCCTCGCAAGGTGCTGAGGTTAGTTTTGAAGATGATTGGTATGATCCAGAACCACCAAGAGCAGCGCAGGCTCATGACATTATGGACATGAAGTTTGGTATGGGATACGAAATTGTTAAGAAAGAAGATTAGTCTTGCTTTAATTACCCCAATATGCGATAATTACTATTGGCTGAATTATGTCTGATATTTCTAACTCTAATGAACAAACTACAATAGAAATTAATATGCAGGGCAACGCTCAGCAGGGTGCTGCCGAGCTATCAGCTCAGATAGTTAATTTATCACAACAGCTTGCAACTCTATCCCAAAGAGCTGTTCAGAATGCCAATGTAACAAAAGCATTTAATCAATCAATGGGCTTGAGTATAAGCGGGGTTTCTCAATATTCAAGGGAAATAAGCCAGTCACTCAGCCCATTGGCAAAAATGACAAATGCAGTAGAAATGCAGAAGAGAGTTCTGGATGAAGCAACTAAGTCTGCAACAGCTTATTCTGCGGCTCAAAGGGCAATGCAAAATGGATCGCTTGACCCTAATACATTAAGTAGATCAAATGCTGCAATGTCTCAAAGCGTCACTCATTTAAACGCTATGAAGACATCAAGTAATGATTTGCAAAAAGCAATGAAGCAAGTTGCTCTTCTTGATTATTCAAAAAGAATTAGCGACAATGCAGTAAAAAGTCAGCAAGCTGCTTACAATTTTTCAAAGAACTTCTCAATGCCACTTATTCTTGGTTTAAGAGAAGCATTTTTTAGCTATTCAAAACTTGCTACAGAAAGTAACAGAACAACTAAGCTTGTTCTTGACAACTTTGCGCAATTAAATACTGGCGGTCAAGATGGGTTAGATAAGCAAGTTAAGGCTGCTAAAAAGTTTACTGCAGAACTTGGCAAAGAATTAGACAAGATTACTAGAGAGTGGGGAACAAGTCGTGTTCTCATTCAGTCTCTTGCTGGAGACTTTGCTGAATTAGGTATTGCTAGCGCAACTGTTTTATATCAATTAACAAAAATGACAGCTGAGACTGAGAAACTTGGCAACTTGGATATTTCTCAATCTTCTGAATTTATTCAATCAATGTACCAAACAATTCTTCGTATTAGAAGAGAAACTGGTAAATCAGTTGATATTGGTAATGAGGCTATTGCAAATGAGATTATTACTCAATTAAAAGGTCAGTTGGCTGTATTTAACTTAATTGAAAACAAAACAGTTATGTCATTGCGCAACATTGCTGACGCTTTCCCAGAAGTAACTGCTGCAGCAACAAGCTTTGGTTTGTCAATGACAGAAGCTACTGCGCTAATCCTACCTATGGTCGCTTCTGGTTTTCAAGTTGGTGCTTCAGCTAACTCAATGAAAGTTTCATTGCAAAGAATGGTTGCAATGACAAAGCAAAATACGCAAATACTTTCTGGTCTTCATGAAGCTCTTGGAAAAGATTTTGAATATTCTGCTGGTGTTGGTATGCATAATATTCAGCAACTTTCTGATGCATATGGAAATCTTGTAAAAGATGTAAGTAAAGGCGGAAAGGGAAAACAAGGTGCTCTTGAGTTGTTCTCCAGGTTATTTGGTGTTCGTCAAGGTCCAAGAATGGAAACTGCAATCGCACAACTTAATGCATTTCAGAAACAATTGGATACTACTGGGACTATGGAGAATACCGTAGCTAAACAATTGCAAAATTCTGTTAACGCAGAATTGCGTGCTATAGGTCAAAAAGAAATAACAATTAAAAAGTTTGAAGACCTAAGCACGCTCCATAGAATGGCTATTCAGAAAGACGGTAAGGATGTGTTAACAGCACAAGCTCTTGCTGTTCAAAAAGGACAACTGAAAGCGCAAGCATTACTGGAAAAAAATAAGTCAAAAAATTCAGATTTTATTTCTGGAATGAGTACTGAAGTTGGTAAAGCTTTAATGGCTCAAGCTTTTGATGTTAACAAATTAGCTGGTACTCAATTTGAAGCTGAATTGAAACTATCTCAAGACACACCAGAAGTTAGATACCGCAGAGCAAAAGAATCATTGCTGTCATTGGGCAGAGCAGTTGTCCCAGTTGTTGACATTTTCTTAAAAGGTCTTCTTCCAGTTCTTGAAAAGCTTGCAACTTTTTTGCAAACCAATCCATTTATTGCAAAATTAGTTAGCGCTCTTCTTGGAGTTGTTGCTTTATCTGGACCATTAAGAATGGTGTTTACAACACTAAAAACTGCTTTTGGAAGTACGATTGGTTTGTTTGTTAAATTATCAAGAATTATAAATGGGACAACATTACAATTTGCAAGTCTTCAAGACTTGATCATGAATCCAAATTTATTGCGTGGGCAACAAAGAGTTGTTCAATACATGGATGGGTTCTTAATTAAATCAAAGAGAGGTGCTAAGGAACTAAAAGAAGCCTATGACTTTAGTGGAATTTCTCTCCCAGCAAAAGAAGCAATCACAGGTGGAGGTATTTACGGATCAGATAAGGCTGTAAACATGAAGAGGCTTCAGCCTTATGTCCCGCAAACAAATCAATTGATGAATGATCTAAAAGTCATACAGGCTCAAGGGACTGCCCAAATGGTTGCTGGAGTAGCTAATGCTTCTGAAGAGGGAGTATCAAAAGGAACAGCAAATCTTGCTGATGATATTGCAATGAAGTTTGCAACAGTAATGCATAAATTTCAAGGACCAAACTTGTTTGCGGGTCCAAACTATTTTGAAAATAATATTCCATTTGGCGGATTCTCTGGAGGTCCAGGCAGTGCGCCAAAAGCTCCTAGAGCACCAAGAGGAGCTGGCGGCGCTATCGCTGACAATCTAACTGCAGAAGAAAGCGCAGCAGCTATTGCTGCAAATGAGGCAAGAAAGGCTAGGTTAAGACCACCAACAGTTACTACTTATCCACCAGGTGTCAGTAGATTCTTTACTCCACAATTTGCTCAAGCCGATGTCAGAAATTTAGCAATACCAAATGCACCAGGATCAGTAAAGTCTCCGATGGCAGAAGCGAAAGCTGCTTGGGCTTCAATGTTCCCAACAGGGAAGAGCCGTTTCTTTAATGATCCAAGATTTGCTCAAGCAGATGTTAGGAATATACAGATACCTAACACTGTAGGTTCAGCGTTGCCATTTGGTGCAAGAAAAGCTTCCGATAGAAGAAGAAGTATTCTCTCATTATTTAGACCAGCAGAAAATCCAGTAGAAAAGGCAGTATCATCAATTAGCAACACTGTAGAGCTATCTTTGGCACAAATAAAACAATGGTATGAAGAAGCTGGAAAAGAAATGGAGCCAATACTTGCAGAAGCATTATCTGGTAATGGCGTATTTGGTGTAAGTCAAAAAACTCTTGATAAAGTTAAAAAACAAATTTTTGACAAAACTAAACAAGGTTTATTCACTGTTTCTGTTAAAGAAACAGGTATTGATGATAGACTTATTAATTCAGCTGTAATTCGTAATGCAAGAAGTTTCGGTACAGCAGGGCAGGCAGAGCTTGCTCCTTTAGTTGACAATGTTGCTAAATCAATTCAAGATCAAATTGATAATATGCGAAATGTAGCACTTGCAGCGGCTAATGAAATGGAAATAAATGCTTTTGGTGGAACACCGATGGGCGCTTCTGGTCGCATTATAACTGATTTTATTTCTGGTAAAGAAGTTTTACAAGCAGATCTTGCAGCTGCAGTTGAAGATCATTTTGTCGCAATTCAAAGAGTTACTAAAGGTGTTGTAAGGGGCTCTGAGACTGTAGTTGTTAATTCCCTTGCTGATATTCATAAATTACTGCCAGAAATTGCTGATCAAATAGATATTATTGCTCATGAAGCTGGTCCTATATCTTCATTTGGTGATGATTTAAGAAGAGCAATGAGAGATGTCCGTGCTAAAGTTTCTCGTTTTGAAGAAGATGTAAATAAATCTGGTCAAGCAGTTGTTAAATTGGTAAAAAATCCTATTTTAGGAAAACAGAATGATCAAACTCTTGCGCTTCAAGCTGCAGATAGAGCCGCTGCTGAAGTAGGCAGTCTGCCAGCAAAGGGGGCTGAAAAGGCTGTTAAAAAAGGTCTTACATGGGATGAAAGATTAATCGGAAGTCAAACAGTAGAAGAAATAAAGGTAAGAGATGAAATTGAATCTTTAAAGAAAAAAATAGCTACTTCAACAGGAAGAGCTAGGACATCTGCTGTTAGAAATCTTGATGAATTATTGTTTCTGCAAGAAAGATACATTATTGCAGAAAGAGTAGCTGAAGCTACAGCTACAAATTTTTCTGAAACAAATGTTGCTGCACCAATAAGACAAAGAATTGATGCATTAAAAAAACAAAAAGCAAAAGCTTTATCTAGAAATAAAACTATGATTTCACCTAATGGTGTTGATATGAGTCTTGCTATAAATGAAACTGAGTTATTAGCAGCTCAAGAAGTGTCTAGAAATAGCGTAGCCGAGATAGATGATCTTATTGCTGAGCAAGTCAGATTAAGAGATTTAGAATTAAAGAATGCTAAAGATATAATTACTGAAGAAATGAAAATAACAAAAACTGGCAAAGCAAAACTTGAAAAAGCTGGTTTAGCCAAGTTGGAAGAAATAAAAATTGCATTTCAAGATGAAATTGATATCTTAAATGCTCAGAAAACCGCTTCATTAAGAAGATTGCGTCAGAATTTAGATGAATCACCTGCCGCTATACAAAGATTGATTGACGCTGAAACAGCAAAGCTCCCTAAGCCAAGAGTAATGCCTCAGCTCACACCTCATGAAGAATTTATTGCCTCTGAAAGAGAAATGTTGAATGCTGAATTATTAAGCTCAAAAGATAGTAAAATGAAGAGAAGAGCCAGTAGGCAAACATCAATATTGAATTTGAAACAGCGTCTAAAGGAAATGTACGCCCCAGTGCAAAAACTTGAAGGTGATATTGAAGATGCAACAAGAGGTATAAATCTTCCTTGGACAAAATATAAAGGCTCACGATTCTTTGGGGAAAAATTTAATCAGGCAGTTGCTCCAATTAGAAGAGCTGCACCTGTAAACCCAATGTGGAATTTTATCCCTACTCAAAAAAAGGCAGTTGGAGATAATTTACCATTAGATACATTTAAATATAGTGGTTCTCGTTTCTTTAATGACCCAAGATTCCAGCAGTTGAACGCAAAAAGAATACTTAACCCAAGAAGTGGGCAAAGATTCTTGTCAACCGTTGGGATAAAACAAATTTTCAAGAGATCAGCATCTGAAACTGAAGCAATTGCTGCAAGTGCAAAAACTCCAGGAGTTTTTGGTCGTGTTAAGAGTTTATTCCGCTTCCCTAAGAGCTTAAGTGCCGCATTTGACTACACTCAGTTTACTGGAAGCGATATCATTATGAGATTTGCAGATAGCTTGGAAGAACAATTATTGACTGTTGTTTCAACATCTCAAACTGAAGTTAAACATATTTCTGAAGTTATGAGAAGATTGGCTTCAACTAAAACAAAACATAAACATTTACCTAATGTTCTGAGAAATTTCTTGACAGCAACAATGAACATTCCAGGAATGACTCAGGATCAAATTGAGTCAATGATAAACTTGTCAGTAAATAATGTCGTTAATGATGTAACAAAGACATTTAAAGGTGGTACCGCTGGTCGTGATGGTCTTAAGGGCGGCACTCCAGCAAGTCTTAAAGCTTTCTTTGAAAGATTGCGCAAAAAAACTCAAGGTCTTGACGGAGAAAAAATGGGGCTTCAAGAACTACTGTTTGGCTCTAGTTTAATAAAACTTAAGGAAGGTGAGAATTTTGGAACGAGTCGGGGGATAACTGGTGCATTACAAAATCTTGTGTATCAATCAATGTCTGGTGGATTTGTTGGTCTTGGCGGTTCTTTTGATCAAGATGCAACAAAAGTTAGTAGAAGAGGTATCAATGATTGGTGGAGACCACTTGCTGCAAGAACCAGAGCCGCAAAAAATGCTCCTAAAGGTGCAAAGGCTGTTGTTGAAAAGAAAGTAGAGCAAATTGTTAATAATGCTTTTTCTGGCATTGATGACATAGTTCAGGCACCTAAAAAAGTAATGAATAAGATTGCTAAGAAAGTTGATATGAGCTTGGCTAAGTCTGATCCTATTGGTATGAAACAAGCCGCTGAAGATTTGAGAAATCAACTTGCAAATAGATTGTCTGGGATGCTGCCAGTTGTACAAGCTCCAGTTACCCCTGTTGCTGCAGCTCAATTGCCAACAACCACATCGCCTACTATATCTCCAACCCCTGCAACCGTTAAGAGTTTTAAGAATACTGGAATAGAATTGCCAGCAACAAAGAGGCAAGCAGAAAAGATGATGGAATCCGCTCAGCGAGAATTAGCAAGGCAATTAGGTATTGACGCTAAAGCTTCTGGTGCTTCCGCAAAAATTAAGAAATTAACGGTCACACATTTTGAAAAAGAAATTGAAAGACTTCAAGGGATGATTGCTGGGGAACAAAAACTCCTTAATACATTTACATCACCAGCGATGAGAAAGGGACCAGAAAAGAATTTAGCTAAGCTCAATAAGCAATTACAAGATCTTGCTTTTGCAAGGGATAAGTATGTTGTTGCTGAATACCAGCTTGCGCAACTTGCTTCTACTGTTGCACCGACAGCACCATCTTCAATCATACCAACTGGAACAACTGGAGGTACAGCGCCAACAGCACCGCCTCCAAGAATTCCAACTCCTACAACACCAGTAATACCAACTCCTGCAACACCATCAGCAACTGGCGGTGCTGGAAAAGTTCTAAATATTGATAAGATCGGACACTTATTTAAAGGTCCAAACATTTTCTCGGAAAATATCTTTGATGCAAACTTGCAAGATATGATTCCAAATTTTGATGAAGTAACACTCCCCGCAAAAGAAGCAGCTGCTTCAATAGCTGCTGGTGGAGAACAGGCAGCCGCAGCGCTTGTAACAGCAGCAGAGACAGTAAGTGCTACAAATCTTCTACCACCACCTACTGCTGGCGCTTTGGGTTTTAATAGTCCAAAAACAGGAAGAAAAGGGTTACTTGGAAAGTTCTTTAATAATAGAAAGTTTGCAGATGCACTAACTCAAGATTCAACAGCTGAAGGTATTTCAACATTCCCAGGTCTTGCAAAAAGAATGACAGCTAAAGGAATCTTTGCAAGATTTGATGATAAGGGAGTATTGAAGAGTATAGAAAAGGTAAGCCAGTTTGGAAGAGTTTCACAAATTGAACTTGAAAAAGCTAATAGAGTTCTTAGTGGAAAATTGATTGGTAATTTCTCAAGATTGCAATCTATTTTAGGAAAAACAACATTTAAAGTTTGGCTATTTGCATTATCTGGCGGTCTATCTGCGCTAGTTGGTCCAGCAAAGAAAGCTTTCAACGCAATAAAGAATCTTGCTACATCTGGGGATTATGGAATTTCTGGTGCTAAAAAAGCAATTTCTGCAATGAATACATTGAGGTCAGAACAAGGTAAATCACCAGCTGGTTTAGTTCGTAAAACAGTCGCTGCTGCTGGTGGACTATTTGATGGCGGAATAGTTAAAGCTGGTGAAAAGATGATGAATATGTTTACGAAGTTAGCTAGTACAATAGCACTAGTTGGCACTGCAGTGCTCATAGCTCTTCCAGTTATAGCGATTCTTGTTGGATTCTTTGGAGCATGGAAATCAGCATCTGGTCGTTTAGATTCATCAATGCAAAATCTAAAAGATGCTTTTGCTGCTATTAAAGAAGCTGTTGCAGCATTGTTTGCTCCGATTAGAGATGTAATTAATCAATTCACAGGTGGAAACAAAGTTCTTGGACAATTTGCAACAGAGGGGGAGAAGAACGCTGCATTATTCTACTCAATAACTGGATTTATAAAGAAAGCCGCAGAAGCCATTCGGAACTGGGCTAAGACAACTGGCGCTGCATTTATGAAAAATACAATAGCGCCTCAGCTTGTTAGAATAATTAACAAGTTTATTCTTCTTGGTTCTGCTATCAAAAATTTTGCTAGCGGTGACACTGAATCTGGAATGAAAAAAATTAAAGCAATAATGTGGTCCTTCTATTATGATGTTATCAATATATTTAAACAATTAGTAGATGGAATCATAAATGTATCTATTACATTAACACCAGTATTTGGTGAAATAGCAAAGGGTATATTAAACATATTTGGTCAAATGTTTGTTGCTCTAATTCAGCTTTCAGTAGCCGCTGGGAAAGATATGGCAAATGGAATTCTTAATAATGTTTTAGCTGCTGTTGTTAAAAGTCAAACATATGGAATTGATACACCAGTATCTAAATATGTTCGTAATGGTCCTGGTGGACAAAATTACACTACAAAAGGAATGTCCTTAACAGAGCAAAGGGATGCCCTAAGATCTGGAAAGTTTGATAATAAAAAAACTACTGCTGGCTCAAGTGGTAGTGCTGAATCTGACAAAGTTCAATCAGATTTTGCTGCAAATGTAGATAAAGGTATCGGTGATCTATTACCTAAAATTAAATCAATATTTGATACAGTTATGGTTGGTCAACTTGACATTGCTTCTAAAAAGTATTTTGAATTAATTGGTAAAGGTATAAATGTACCATTGACACAAGCTCTTAAAGATCCAAAGGGCTATAAAGATGCATTAGCATATAATGTAAAACAATCAGCTGATGCTGCCTCATCAGGCGGAGAATCACTTGGAAGTCAGATCGCTAATGGTATAAAAGATAAGATGAAAGAAATAAAAGATACTTTGAAAGGTTACTTTTATTCAAATGTTGATGCTAAATTTGACAATATTATTCAACAATATACTGATGCATTAGAAAAGCAAAAAGATCAGCAGTTGAAAGCTTATGATGACCAAATTGCTGGTATTGATGCTCTTGCTGATGCTGAAGCAAGATTAACGGCTAAGAAAGACTACGAAACAAAGCGTAGAGAGATGATTGATCAGAGAGAGACTGATCGTGGAAACTACTTGGTAGAGAGAAGACTGGCGGTTTACGAGGGTCGTGCGTTTGATGTTAGAAAGCTTGACAGAGAAGAGGTATTGGCTCAAAGAAATTCTAACCAAGAAATTCAAGATCTTGATACCGACAGGCTATCTCAGCTCCAGTCAGAACAAAGAGATTTAGCTAAGCAAGCAATTTCAAATCAAAAAGATCTTGCCGAGAAACAATTCCAGGAAGTCCTTGATTCATTTGATCGGTTTATTGAAGATGTAAAGAATAAGAGTTTTGCAACACAAGAAGAATTTGCTGCTGCCCTAAAAAAAGTTGGGGATCAAGCAAATGTTTCTTCGTCTGATCTAGCCAAAGTTTTTGCTAAAAACATTGGTGAGCTTCCAGCCATTATCGCTGGAGTTCGTGATCCATCTATCAAGATGTTTAGTGCCAATATGGATGATTTGATTAGAGAAGCATCTAAGAAATTTGGAGTAGATAATAAAGTAGCTAGCCCTTCAACAGTTCTTGGTGCTGTAAGAATGATGGCTATTGGGAGCGAGGAAGGGTTTAAGGCAGCTTTCAATCCTACATTTGCTACAACATATGTGCAACCAGCAGTTGACGCTATTGCAAAAATTACATCTTCACTTTCAGAAAAAGGTAATAAGAATAACATTGCTGATATTTGGCAAAAAGCTGGAAATGATGCGTTTGAAAAGCTGAAAGGTGAATTAAATAGAGATATTGCATTCCCTAAAATTTTGGCTAGCTTTAGTAATCTTCTAGCGGAAATTAAACCATTAGTTGATCAAATTGTAACTCAAGCGGCAAAAGCAAGTTCCGCTTTGCAAGGTATTGGCGGTGCCCCAGAAATTGCATCAATACCACAATCAACAATTGATGAGTGGACAAAAACAGCTACTGGTCTTATGCAAACTGGATTTGCCAGTCCTGCGCAAAGAACTGCTATGGCTGCATCTGCTGCAAGAATTGTTAGCTTAATTGCAAGCAATATATTAAGAGGTGTGGTTGGAATCAAAGCCATTCTCCCTACATCTGGCTTGACTCCTTTTGAACAAGGCTGGGCAATAAAGATAATGGCAGGAATTAATCTTCCAGGGTCAACAGTAGACCTTAGCGGTGGTGCTGGTAGCGGACCGCTTCTGCCAAAAATGTACAACGGTGGGTCTATTGGTCAATATGGTCGTGGTGGCTTCTTAGAAGCGCCAGCGTCACAAGGAATTCCTGCGTTACTTCACGGTGGTGAATACATTATCAACCACAAAGCTGTGGAGAAGTTTGGAAAAGGAAACCTTGAAAGAATTAACTCACTAAAGAACGGCGGTGCTTGGAGGGGATTTGCTTCTGGCGGATACATGACTGCTCCTGGGTTTGCAAATGGCGGTTATATGACAGCTCCAGGTTTTGCAAACGGTGGATATATGACAGCGCCTGGATTTGCTCGTGGCGGTGCAGTAAGAAGAAGACCAAAAGATTCTGAGCCAATTAATCCAAGTGATGACAGTAGCCTTAGAACATTTACTAATAATAGTGGTCAATCTTATACCGTTCCAAATGTAAACATCAGGTCTGGTAAAGCAACTGGAACAACAATGCACATGCTTGACTGGGCTGCAATAGCTAGATCTGAATCTGGTCCTGATTGGATGAATGCGCTCGGTGCAACAACAAAAACAAGTCGTGGAGTATTTGTTGGTCCATTAAATATTGCAAGAAAAACATGGCAGATTTATAGCAATGCTTATAAGAAGCAAACTGGTGTTGATGTAGGAAACTTTAATAATCCAAATGCAACTCCATCTTGGCAAGATCAAGTAAAGATTGCTGAAATGGTTGCCTTTAAGGGAATTCCAGATAGCCAATATGAATACTATAGACAACCTAAGTTCCTGGATGGGTATGAAGGTGTAAGAAAAAATAGGGTATTTTTCCAGCCTCTTAATGAATTGAAAAAATTTGATAAGGCTCTAGGTTTTGCAAATGGTGGTTTTTTGAGAAAAGCTGGTGATCCTTGGATTTGGTCTAGAGGTCATGTAAGTCCAGATCGTTATGAAGATCAAATTAGGGTAAAAGGCAATCCATCTTCAAGAAGGCAAATTCCTAAAGAACAAGACCCAAATTCAAGAAGGCGTGGAAGAATAACTCCAATTATTCCGCCTGAAAAACGATACCCACAAGATGGAAGTTATGAACCAGATGCTCCTTGGGCTGGTTATACAAATCAACCAGATCCGCCTTGGATTCATCATGAAGGAGGCGGAGCAGATAGACAACCGCAAATGACCACATGGAAAGACCACATAGGTGAACCAGTAGGCTCATTTGGCTTTCCTGTTCGGTATCGCCATATTCTTGGCTACTACCCAACAGATAGAATCCCACTGGGCGGAAAGAAAGGTGAAGATGTTTCCATAGTATGGGATGGAAAGAACAGGTGGACAAGATCAGATAGTGGTGTTAAAAAATACCTCGGCGGAATGATTCCACAATTCAAACTTGGCGGTTTTTTGAAGCCTGGCTTTGGCTTACCAAGGCTCAAGAGCTTTGGCTTGCCAAAGCTCAAGAATTTGAATCCTTTGTCTTGGTTTTTTGGCAAGAAAGGTAAGGGTGGTAATCAAAATCAAACAACTTTTGAAAAGAAACCAGCGTTTGATGTCAATAAAGAACCTTGGAAGACTCAAATTAAAGATTACAAGAAAAAAATGGGCGGTGATTTTCCTGAAGCTCTTGATATATATATTGATCAGCTTCGTAAAGACCATGAAGAATCAATAGGCGGTAATAGTTATTACTCTCATCTGCCTGAACCTCAATTTGTAGGCAATATGCCTCCTCAATTGGCATATGTTAATGATGCTATAAACACTCAGCAAGAAATTGCTCGTGGAATGGTTAATTATAAGCCAAATAATGCTTTGATAATCAGAGGGCTAAAGAAAATATATGTAAATCCACTTTATTGGAATGATGATGATTTATTAAGAAATGACGGTGATGCTGCTTATAGAATAGCCGCAAATCGTCATAACGAAGAGGCTGATGGATTTTCAACAGATCATAGAAGGATGCTCACCATGCACCAAGGTATATCCGATGCAATGGCTACAATGTCAACATATTTAGGTATTCCTTTTGAATTTGCTGGTCCATTATTAGAGAAATCAAAATTAAATAGAAGAAATCAAATGCTTCTTGATGTAAACACTGCTTATCAGCCCAATAAATGGTGGGCTGGGCAGACTAGTGCAGGTATACATTTACCTGGTGGAGTTTTTAATAAAGATGGAAAAATAAATACAGCATCAATGGCTTATAATACTGGAAGTAAAAATTTAATGTGGGGTGATCCTTCACTTCATAAGGAAGTATTTATGCATGAGTTCGGTCATATTGGAGGGTTTGATCACCCTCATGAATATGTAAGTTCTTTAAAAAATAAGTATGGTGGTAACAGTAGTTCACAAATGCTCAATTCAATTATGAGTTATGATGCAGCTTACAAAGGGGAGGGGTACTTATTGCCAGCGGATATTAACGCCTGGCGCAGCAACATGGGTTACAATCTAGCAGCTCCTACTATTGTTACAAGAATGGATGCTCAATGGCGTATGGGAAATCCGCCAATTGCTGGCGGAACAGATCCTCAGTGGACTGCATGGTTGCAAATGCAATCAAAATTAAATAAAACTAAAAAACAACTACCAAAAGTAAAGAAATTTGAGCAAGGCGGTTTTATTGGTCCAATGCTTCCAAAGAAGAATAAGAGTTTCTGGGGTAAGGTCGCTGGTGTTGGCAAGGGTGCTTTCAATATAGGTAAAGAAATATTAAGACCAAAGAATTCATTTGCAATTGCTGGAGGAACTCTTGCGGCTATACTTGCAACTCCAGGCGGTCCCGCTGCAATGGTCGCTGCTGGTATGGCTGGCTCTGCAGCTGGCGGAGGAATTGGTTCATTAGTTGAACAAGCGTTTGACAAGAAGAAAGGCTTCCAGCCGCTTGATATTGGAAAGAATATGTTACTGCAAGGAGCGATGTATGGCTTGGGGGCAGGTGCAGGTGCCATAGGTGAAAGATTTATAATGCCTGCTCTTGCAAAATATGGCACGCCTGCTCTGAGAGGTATGGGCGATGTAGCTATGAACAGGCTTGGTCTCGCTGGTATGGATGCCGCAGAAATTCCAGGTCTTATCAAAGCTGGTGTTTCATATACAAAATCAAAAGCCCTTTCTTCTCTAGGAAAAGGAATAAGTAAAATAAGCCCTGTTGCTGGAGATTACTTAAAAGCGTTTGGAGGAAGCTGGAAGCAAGGTGGGTTAGATTCTTTAGGTAATACATTAAGAAATTATGAAGCTCCAGTTGAAGGGTGGTTTAAAAATATTTTTAGATCGGATAATATTGCAATTAGAGCTGTAAGAGAAAATAAAAACAAAGAGTTTTATGAAGAGTATGTAAGATTAAATAAAAAACCGCCGTATATTTCGCCTAGTGGTAGACCTATGACACCAATGAATCCAGTACCTCCATCTAGTTTATTCCCATATAGCGGCAGCGACTTCTATAAAGCTGGACCGCTAACTTCAATTTTTAATAAATTAATTAAATTTAATCCATTTGCGAAAAAAATTGGTATCCATGCTGGTAGATCTGGTCTTTCATCAATTAACGCAGTTGAGGGGGCTTTAAGGACTGGACCTAGTGATCAATTACCTGGAAAAACATATTCTTGGCTACAGGGCACTGTAGACGATGTAGCTAAATATGCAAAAGGTTTTGCAGAAAGGCAAGGGTATGGAGTTGGTGAAGGAGGGGTTAGCCAATTGTCAGACCCAAGTTCATCTTCTTTCTATATCACAAGATCAAAAGGTGGTATTGAAATGGACCCCAATGTTATGTGGACAGAAGCCAGAATGTCTCCTTGGCAGAAAATTTTGGCAGAATTGCCAATCACATCAACAAAAGAAGAATTGGCAACTGCCCTCGCACAGTACCGTGAAAACAGTGGTATCACGGGTGTATTTAATAAAGTAAGAAGTAATATTGCAAGACTTCGTAATTATATTAAGCGTGAAGAAATATTCCTTCATAGTTCACCAACACAAGGGTTAACTGAAATAAAACCTTTTGCTGATGCGGCAATTGGGAATAAAGATCCGCTTGCTTTCTTGAAGAAAGCAACAATGCAACCAGGTATGACTGAAGGTAGTTGGAAATACACTGGAACTGACAATGCAAGTGCAAGAGCTGGGTGGGGGAAAGTTAAAGGAACTTATCCAGCTCCTGCCCCAGGTGGAAGTGTTTATGTCGTAAGAGGACCAAAGGGAATGCCAAAATCATCAGATATTTTTGATGATGTTGATCCAAATTCATTTGTTTCAAAAAATCCACTTAAAGTATTGTCTGAAATAAAAATCCCAAGCACATTGACCCAAAAAGAAGCCCTTGCTTATGTTGACTCAGCTGTTCGTAGATCGGTTACTCGCTTCGGTGGTCCTAAAGTTCCACGCTTTGAGCAAGGCGGTTTTATTGGTCCAATGCTTCCTAAGAAGAAGAAAGGTTTCTGGGGTAAAGTTGGCGGGATTGGCAAGGGTGTTCTTAATATGGCTACAGACACGATCCAGTCATTTGTCAAACTTGGAGATTCAGCTTACAACATAGGTGCAAGTGTTGTTGAATCACCAATGGCATTGCTGGATAAGAGATATAGCTTTAATCCAATGAAGAATTTGGACAATAGAGTTCTTAGGACAGAGAAAGAAGGAGTGAACTGGATTCGTGGTCTTAACCAGGCTACTGGTCTAAACATTCCTGGTGGAAAAACTGGTGGGTTTGGTCAAATAGCTAATAACAAAAAGTATGGTTTTGGAGATGCTGCAAATGTTATTTCTACAATTTACGGTGACAAGATTGTTGGTGCTGTTGCAAAGCCATTTACTCCAATAGCTAAAAGAATGTTCGGACCAGCGTTGAAGGGTGTGGGCGATATAGCCATGAATAGGCTTGGTCTTCTTGGCATGGATGCCTCTTTGCTCCCGAATGCTTTAGAAATTGGAACCAAAATGACATGGAATAAAATTAAACAAGGAGCATCACAATTTGAATTGAAAGCTGATGGATTCCTGTATTCAATCCCAGGCGCATTGAAAAATTATGGAAAGAAAGTTTTGCAATCTGGAAATCCTAGTTCAATAATTTCTAACCCTACTAGGGATCTATTACCATCAGTAGAAAGTATTGTTGGAAAGAAAGGTATAGATAGGGAAATAATAGATTTGTTTGATGAATTAGATATGATATCTGGAGCCCGTTCATTTAGAGATAGTAATTCTTTAGATGAAACAATACAAAGACTTTTAGTTAAAGCTCGCTTGCAATTGTCTGGAGACATGCCAAAAATTTTAGACGAAGAAGCGGATGTATTTAAATGGAATGAATATATTAATAAAATGCTCGGTCTTAGAAAAACGAGCGGTATTCCAGATGAAGAGGAATTAACAGAAGGAATTATAAATATTTTTAAGAATATATTCCAATCTCCCAGTTCTCCAGTGATTGATAGCGATCCAAGAATAATACCGCAATCTTGGGAATTGTTTAATCATGCAGAAATTCAAAGAAAGGTAGGTCAACAACTTTATAATAATCTTACTGACCAAGGAGCTTGGGGCGACTCCCCGCTTTTAAGACAAATAGGAAAAGTTTTTGGCATAAAGAGAGGGCAGGAGTGGAATCTTCTAGAAAACCCAGAAATAAATTTACCAATAGGCGAGCAAAGATTTAATTTGTTTAACAGAACTAAAGATATTTATACTTTTATGTCAAAAATAAAAGAAAAAATAAGCAGTTTTTTACCGTCTAGATCTTCACGATATATTTGGAAAGAATTTGAAAAAGGTAATTTTGAACCTCCACGCTTTAAGAAAGGTGGTTATCTTAACTTTAAAGAAGGCGGAGAAGTACCTTCTATTCTTCATGGCGGAGAATATGTTCTTAATGCTGCTGCTGTAAAGAAGTACGGCTTGGCTCATCTTGAAGCGATGAATCAAATGAAGTTTAATGTTCCAAGCGCAGGATTCTCAGTACCACAGGCATCATACAGTGGAAACATGGCTGGTGGAATGACAACATCAACACAGAATGTAAACATATATGTTGACAACTTTATCGGAGAGCCAGAATGGTTTAACTCAATGATGAAAGATTACAATACAAAGATTTTGCCAAAAAATCAAAAAGCGGCTGGTCTTGAAAATCGTGTAATTTCAACATACAATGGTTTGAATAGGGGTCAATAATGGACCTATACAAGCTGCTGACAATTGACGGTGTTGAGATTACAGAGCACGGAAGAACATTGAAAGTTGATGAGGAAATTGCTGCTAACGATATTGATTTGGCTAGCGGTCATAGAAGAAGATACTATTCTAAGAATAAACAGAAGTTTTCAATAAGCTGGAAGTACCTTCCAAGTGTACAGAGTGTAACTGCAGATGGTCGGGTTGGACAGAGCTATTTAAGCAATTTAGTCAACACGAGAGCGAGCGTAACAGTCGGGATAGAACTAGCCCCAGGTGAGGGGTATACAGAATATGAATGCTTTATTGATTCATATTCAGAAAAACTGATAAGAAGACATATGCCAACAAAGTGTTCGTATTACGATGTTGAGATTTCTTTGGTGGAGGTCTAAATGACTGCTAGTTGGTTTAGCTTCTCGGAGCCCCTGAATAGTGGTATTGATTTCTACTCAGCAGATGCAAATGATGTAGTAGTAATTTTAACTTCATCTGCAAACTTGGTGGTTGATTCCTACAAGTTGTCAGCAGCGACAGTCTCTCTTTCATCTAATTCAGATGTAACAGCAACTTCGTATAAGATTTCTCAAGCTGTTGTTGCCTTGTCTGGTTTATCAGTTACCGCTATTGTTGCAACAGAGAGACAAGATGCTCTTGTGGATGTTTCTGCAAATACAACAATGACTGTATCCATGATGAAGTTTGCGCACTCTGAAGCTTCTCCTAGCTCTTCAGCATCTTTGTCTCAAACAGTTGTGAAAATTGCAAATTCCTCATCAACACTGTCATCATCTGCTAGCACCACTGTTTCATCTATCAAGATAGCAGCAGCGGCTGTTGCTACATCTGCGTCTGTATCGCTAAGCAGTGCTGGCATTAAGATTTCTCAAGCAATTTCTGCATTGTCATCATCATTGCAATTAACCGTTGCTGGTAGAATAACTCTTGCAACGATTAGAATTAATCTTGTTGAGATGGGAAATATGACTGCTGAGGCAATTAAGTTTGCTGTTAATGGGGTTGTTGATTCATCCGTAATTAGAACATTTATGCTTATTGATGGAAAGGCAATTACAAATCACAATAGGATATTTGAATCTGGTCTTGAGCCAATCTTTACTCAAAATGTTAATTGGAACAACAGAAAGACAAGGCGTTATAAATCAACAAGCAGGGCGGGTAGAAGAACATTCAGTCTCTCATGGTCATGGCTCCCTAATTCACTAGAGTATACGGCGGATCAAAAAGAAGCTCGTGATTATATTAAGACGATAGCGGCAGACCCAAGCCATCATACATTAAAAATAGTTAATTTAGATGAGTCTGGCGCTACACCACCAACAGAAACAAGTTATAATGTATTGGTGAAAGATTATAATGAGTCATTGATTAGAAGGGATTTGTCTAATGATGTTTATTTCTGGGACTGCTCTATAACGCTGGAAGAGGTGTAAATGCTTCAGTACGGTCTATATGGTAAGCAGATATCAAATACTTTTGTTCAAAGTACTACTGCCATATCTCAAACAATTAAGCCTTTGATTTTAATTGATTGGCTAGATAGTCGGCATGTTGGTAAATATAATAATGCGGAAATTGCATCTTCCACATCATCATTTACAGCTGCAACGACAAATGCTATTAACCTAGAAGTTTCTGGGATGCTGTTAAGGACTAACAGAATAACACCAACATACCGCACCCTCTCTACCAAAGAGGTAGAGTTTAATAAAAGAAACAGGTCTGATTATTATTTTACTCCAAATGAATCAATTAATGGGATAGAACGCCAGTCATTTACATGGGCTGTTTGTGATGCAAAAGATAAGTTTGGCAAAACTATTACTGCCAATGGTCAATGGCATGCTCTCCCATCATCAAAAGATGATAATTATGAATTTGGGTTTATTTCTGGGGTTAAAAGCACCAGTAATACTCATGCAACAAGAAATGGTTATGAATTTTCCAGCCCAGTGATTATTGAATATAATTTCGTAGGAAGACCTGTAAATATGCTTAAAGTTATTACAGCAGAGTATAGCGGTCAAATTAAATCTTATAACATTCAAGCCTATGAGAATACAGCTACATTGGTATTTAATGTTGATTCTGAAATACCAGACAACTCTTATTATAATACTCATTACTTAAATAGCAACAATATAAACAAAGTAGTATTAACTGTCTATACTACCAAGAATCCCCTTGATCGTGCAAGGGTGAATGAGGTAGCCCCTATTTACCAGACAGATGTTACAGACTATGTAATGGATTTTAATGTTGCTAAGGTAAGAGATGTCCATGAGACAAGCCTCCCGATAGCAGGTGGTGGTTCTTCAACTTGCTCATTAAAACTTGATAATAACGGAAAAGATTTTAGCTTGTTTAGTTCTTCTTCAACATATGGAAAGTATATGAAAAAAGACTTACGGGCGCATGTTTACACAGGTTGGCAGATACAAAAAACAAATGAAATACTAATTAACTCAGTTTTGACTGCAAACATTATATCATCTTCGTCAACAATAACAGTTGACACAACGGAGAACATGCCTCAGGGGGGCGGTGACAATAACTTTATTGTGACCATAAATCCTGGGACAACAACACAGGAGAGAGTCCTGTGTTATAAAGATTCATACAACACCCTCACTGTTGTTGAAAGAGGCTTTGGAGACACAGAAGCCTCAGATCACACCATTGGTGAGACTGTTCAATTTGATCCATACGAGTATGTGCCGTGTGGAATATTTTATGTTGACGAGTGGCAGTCATCTTCTAGCGATATGTCTGTCAATGCCAGCTTGACTAACTGGAATAAATTTACAAATGAAAAAATGATTACAAACGGTTATTTTATGCAAGAAAGCACGATTGCAGAAGCTGTTGATAATCTCTTGTTGAGAACTAATTTCCCAAAAAAAGATATTGACTATTTCTCAAAACCTTCAAAGACATATAAGAAAGACGATGCAATCTTGCACTTTGGGTTTGATGAAGATACAGTGGATAGAGCAAGTACCACAAGGATACCCTCTCCTTCCTTGAGAGCCAGGTTCGTTGCTCTCCCAGAGAAGCAGCAGAACACGATTAAAGACATTAAGCTTGACGCAAACGACAGAGCGCTTTCCGCTGAGGAAATATCTTTAGATATTATTACATATGTATCTCCTTCTTTTACTTCTACATCCAATGTTATCTCCACCCAGCCTGGTGGTGAAGCAGAGCCAGTTGCTTTGAATTATCAAAATGATTCTTTTGTAGCTTCTAACGGTTCAACTATAACTGATTACTATAATGGTGTGTTTGATGGGTATTATATCCCTTCAAGCAGCGGCATCCACAGATTGAATCTTGAAGTTAAAAACTGCGGTGTCAGAATGATTTTCAATAAAAATATGACAGAAATAAATTCATGGTATGAGGTTGATCCAGGGAGCAATGTTGCTACAACTTTCCAAACTGAAGAGATGGATCTCACAGCGGGTAGGCTATACGAAATCAGAATAGAATTCTTTCATAAAACTGACGATTTTGGTATCGCCTTGAAAAAAGAATTTGAGGGGGCAGAAGCGGACTGGGTGTGGGCACATGAGTGTGTTACAATGCCAAGCTTTGATTATATTGGAAGCAAGAGCGATGTAACATACCTAGACTTTGCAAGCGGCTCTTGGAGCGTAAATACGGGCGGAAATTTTGTTGAAAGAGTTGCAAATCGTAATGATGGCAGGTATGTTGGCTCTGCTTTAACTGGGCAAGCGAGCGGTGTTGTGTCTGACCCAGGGAATAAAAGTGTCTTGCTCGCAAGTAATTCCTATATAAGAGTTCCCTACCACATCTCTTATGATATCTTTGACTCCTCTAGCAGTTCTTACACTAATGAATTTAGTATTGAAGTTTATGCAAAATTCCATAACGGATCTTTTGCTGGCACTGGCGAATACATAAGTAACTGGTCAAATGCTACTTCAACATCTGGTTTTGAGTTTTTTAATACATCTTCTTCTAATGGGTTTAAGTTTAAAACAAGCACTGGGACAGCAACAGTCACATCAAATACAGCATTGTCAAGTTCAGTATTCACTCATATTGGTGTCACTTATAAATCCAATACTTTAAAGTATTATATCAACGGAGCTTTAGCCAATACAGTGACAACAACTGGAACACTGCTTCCGTACACTGGCAAGGATCTTACAATAGGCGGGAGAGGTGCACTATTTACCCCAGAAACTCTTGAAGAGTTTGCTGTGGAAACTCCGCCTGCATCATTTAGATCATTCTATATTGATGAGTTTGCAATATTTAAAAAAATGTTGACTGACGAAGAAATTAAAAAACATTATATTGAAACTCAAATGCAGCCAGTTTTTGTTATGCCTTTTATTTATGGTAACGAAACCACCATACAATCATTAATTGATACAATTAGTCTTGCTGATCTTGGTCGGCTGTATATAGATGAGTATGGTAAGGCTAGGTATGAGCACTACTACAGGTTCTTTGAGCCCACAATCGCTCAACATGCCAGTGTCCAAAAAACATTTTCTGACGATACAAATATCATTGATGCGTCTTATAATGTCCAATTGCAAGCTAACAAGGTAACAGTTAAATTAACTGGTGTTTCAACAAAAAATAATGCTCTTCAAGGGCTGTGGTCTGTAGAGGATGGAACTACTCTGGCTGTTGGAAAGTTAAATGCAAATATTGCGTCTAATGCGGCATCAATTCCAATGGTGACAACTGATAAGCCATACTTCCCAAAAAGCGGTTATGTCAAATTAGATGATGAAATAATTAGATACGAGAGTAAGTCTGCTAACTCTTTAGACACCCTTACTAGGGCATATTTTAATACAATAGCTGCTGCTCACACTGCTAACACACTGGTTAGAGAAGTTCAGCAGTATACGATAACATACAACTCCGCTCCAGCCTATCAAGTGCAAAATCCTCTTATTTCTGGAATCTTTAATAAGAGACCAGCTCTTGTAGAGATTATTAAATTTGAACCAAATGCGTATAAAGCTAATCTAATTGTTGCTGCATCTCAGTATGCCCCAGACGCATCAGAAGTCTGGCTAAAGGGGACTGATGAGTTAAACAATGAACAGTCTGTAACTGCAATTGCTGGAATACCAATTGTTGTCCAGCAGACTAATAATGACATTAGGGAGCAAACTAACACATTAAGTGACAATATTCGCCTTTATGGTTTGAAAGAAATTGTTATTGAGAATGAATTTATAACAAATTTGGCACATGCTAAGACTATTGCTGATTTTTTAATATCTAAAATGAGCGATCCAGTGCCAGTTTTAAATCTTACTATAACCCCAACACCAACAATTCAATTAGGGGACCGAATTCGGATATCTTCAATGGATTCTTTTGATATAATTAATGGTGATTATTGGGTGATAAGTACAGAAATAGGTTATGGGTCACAGCCAAGTCAGAGTATGGTTATAAGGAAGGTTATTTAATGGTATTGCGCAAAACGCCGCTATCGGCAGGGGTATCTGAAAGTAGTATTGTATTTTTTAATGGTGGTCATAACCATGACGGGATCTCCTCTGCGCTTATTGATGTATCAAAATATTCTCTTTACGATTTTACAACAGACTTTTTGGGGACACAGGCTAGGAAAGATGGTCCGCAAGCTAATAACTATGGAAAGTTTAAAGAGGTTGTCGCTAGAATTGTAAAAGAAGATGTATTAACTACTGCTGGGGTGAGATTGCTGCCTAATCAAGTTAGAGCTGAAAACATATCCGCTGGGACAATCACCTCAGATAAACTATCAGGGAATTTTGTTCTTGTTAATAACATTATATCAAGTGGCAACTGGAATGGTGTTTATAATGCCAACACAAAAGGTATAACAGACCCTGGAACTACTGGGTGGGTTATATCAAGTAACGGCGATGCTTATTTTGCCAACACATCAATCAGAGGTACTTTGATAGCAGATAGTGTTTATATTAATGATCAAAATTATTGGTATAGCGATGGAACTTTCAAAGTCGGTTCAAATACAAATGGTATATATTGGTTTCCAGAAACTTTAAACTTTAGTGTTACAGGTGATATCTATGCCACTGGTGGAAAAATTGCTGGCTGGGAAGTTGATGGAGATGATCTATCTAGCGGTGGTGGATACGATGGAGAAATGGTCATTGGTCCAGGCTATGGTCCAGGAACTGGTATTGGCGGTTATCCATCTGGAGCTGTTTTTATTAGTGCTTCTTATGATGGATCTTATACATCAGAAGTTAACTATAATGGTATATATACCTCGTATTCTCTTAGAAATAGAGTAAGTAATAATATTGAATCTGCATTAGAAATTAGTGCGGATGGAATTGTTTTTCCTAGTGGTACTGAAATATTTCAGTTTGCAATGAGCGATGGTGTTCTTTATGCAATCGTAGATGGGGTTCCGTATTGTATTGCTGAATGTGGATCTACTCCTCCTACAACTACTGTTGTAGGCACACCTGCGGTGACTAGGTATTGTCTACCTGGGGATATTGGGTCTGTGTATGATTGTAATAATCCAGGAGAATGCCGAGAAGGAGCATCTGGGGCATTGTGCAGTGAAGATGCTGTGCCAACTACCACAACAACCGTTGTAAGCCCTACATGCAGCACATGCACAATTGGAAGTCAATATGCAGTAGCCGCAGATTGTGGTGGTGGTGGGTGCTTCCAGATTTGGGAACATCGTACATGCGATGCTGGTTGCACATGTGATGGAACTTGTGTTGACACAATGATATCTGACTGTACTGGTCCTGGTTGCGGTGCAGTACCTCCATCTTTCTTTGGTCCACCATCTTTCTTTGGTCCACCAACATTCTTTGGTCCACCATCGTTCAAATAATCTGTTATACTAAAAACATGCCTATAAATCCATCAAGTAATCCAGAGGAATTTGAATTCTTTGCATTTGTTGTTGATAATGAAGTTGCTGTAATTTATCCAATTCAAAAATCATTGGAGTTATATACGGCAGCTTGGTCATCTGATCCAAAAGTCGTAAAACTTACTAATGAGCAAAAGAATCGTGTATACTCTGGTTTTGTATATAACGGTATTGATTTTGTACCCCCTTTTGATTAATCATGACTAGTCCTTGGCAAGAATATAGAAAGAAGCTTTCTGCTACACCTCTAGGGTTGGTTGATAGAGGAAGCTACACTAGTGAAGATGAAGCGCAGTCAAGACTTAATATGTGCAATGAGTGCGATAGTCTTATTAAATTAACAAAACAATGCAAAGAGTGTGGTTGTTTTATGCCTCTAAAAGTTAAATTAAAAAATGCTCGGTGCCCATTAAGTAAATGGTAAATTTATGAAAAAACTTGCTCATGGAATACAATTGTTTAAGTTTAATAAGCATGCTGAATGTTTATCAATTGTTAAAAACGATTTGAGTGAACTATTTACGGCAGGTTCAATAGTTAAAAAAAATCTCAATCAAGATGGTTATTCTCCTGATGTTAATGAGGAAATTAGAAAAACTGATGTTTTTGGATTATTTGATTCAAAAAATTGTCATAAAGATGATTATTCTGTTAAGTTAAAAACTATACTTGATAATGAAATAGGTAAGTTATTAAAATCGTATAGAGGAATGAACGGTTTAGAAGATTTGATATCGGTTTATGACTGGATCGTTATGAGATACGAAAAAGGTTCGTTCTTTAAAAACCATAAAGACGATGGTCCTACATTTGACAGAACTGTTTCAGTCATTGTCTACCTTAATGAAGATTTTCAAGGCGGTGAAATTGAATTTCCTGGGTTCAATGTTCTGCATAAACCAAAAGCTGGAGATGTGTTGTTCTTCCCCTCCTCTTATGCTTATAATCATAATATAAAAGAAGTAACAGAGGGAGTGCGGTACGCAGTGGTCAACTGGTACAGCTACCCAGATAGGTTAAAATAGGATATAATAGATAAATGGCTTACGAAAATTACACATTTGTATCTTGGTCAGATGGGACTCCTCTTACTTCAGAGCGTCTTGCTCAGATGTCTTTAAATGTTGAACAAGTTAGAGATGCTAACGATAACAAACCTAACGGTTTAATTCAACTTATTGAAGCAACTAGCGGAACATTGATTGCGAATACTGTAGCTCTTAATCAATCAATAATTGCACTAACAAACCCAGCTGGCGGTACCGATAGAAGAGTTAACGCAGATCAGGCTAGGTATGTAAGAGTTGTTTGCTCCTTCCCTGGCTTCATTGTAGGCGGTCAAGGCGCTGAAGACTCAATGGTTTCACTTAAGATATACCAACAAGTGCAAGGCGGTAACTACTACGAAAACACTGCTGCGCTAATACAGTGGGATTTTACAATTCCTGCATACAGCTATTACAATGTTTCATCAAATGCGGGGATTCTTGCTTCGCAACTTACCTTTAAGAATTATGCATCCCATAATGTCATTGGCGCTGGCGTGTATTCTTTTGTTCTAAACACAGGTGGCGGTCTTTCTCAGCAGTCTTTCTCAGCAGCTGTCTCTAGGGAGTTTGGTGGTTCTGATGATACTAATGCCCCAGTAATTTCAGTAGTTGCTAACTCCACATCTAAATGCCAGTTGTATGTTGAAGATATTGGCGGCGGTCTCTAAACTTGAGTTCACTAGCCTCTCAAAGAAAAGATATTGAGTGGTCAATAAGATCAGTTAGTGGAGAGCACAATCCTAACTATGGCGGTGGAAAATACATTGACGATAAAGGTTATGTCAGGGTATTAAAACAAGAACACCCTAGCAATATTAAAGGTTATGTTTATGAGCATAGATTGGTCATGGAAGACTATTTAGGCAGACTTCTGGAGCCTTGGGAAACAGTTCACCATATCAATGAAATTAAAGTTGATAATCGTGTAGAAAATTTCTACCTCTGCACAGTCCCAGAGCACAGTGCTGTGCATAGAGAAGGTAAAAAACCTACTCAACAACATCGTGACAAAATGCGTGCAAATATGAAAGAACGCAATAAAGTAACAAGAGAAAACAAGAAAAACAAACTTTAAGAAAAACCGCTTTTCTCAAAAAAAAGGTTTTTTTCGTGTATAATTAACCTTATGAAAATATGCGAAGCAAAAGGTTGCGACCAAGAGTTTGAACCAAATACAGCAAATCACAAATATGCAGACAAAGACTGTCGTAAGTCAATAGACAGCACTGGAATCTGCAAGTATAGACGACAGAAAGGTTTATTTGAAATGCCAAAAGATCCAGTTACTGGTGAACAGCCAGTCTCAGACCCAGAGTTGAGAGTTTCATTTATGAGACTTCAACAAGAATATAACAAACTAAAAACTAAAAGTGATGATTTAGCTAATGCAGTTTATCAAGCCGTAAGAGATGACATGGCTGATAATAAGTATAAGCCAGTGCCAAAACCAGTCCTTAGCAAAAAGAAAAGCGGAGAAGAGGTAGCTGTTGCTGTCATTGCTGACTGGCAACTTGCCAAAATTACTCCTGATTATAATTCACAAGTATGTGAAGAAAGAATCTATAAATTTGCTGAGAAGATTATTAATCTTACTGAAATCCAAAGACAAGACCACCCAGTTCGTGAGCTTAGAATTTGGGCTTTGGGTGACATTATTGAAGGTGAGTTGATCTTCCCAGGTCAGTCATTCCTAGTTGATGGTGGTCTGTATAGACAGATTACAGTTGATGGTCCAAGAATTCTTAAGAACTTTATTAACATCATGCTTGAAAACTTTGAAAAAGTTACATTTGTTGGTGTGATTGGTAATCATGGCTCTATTGGCGGTAGAGCGAGAAGAGATCACGACCCTGAGACCAACGGTGATAGAATGCTTTATCGCATTGCTCAATTAATGTTTGAGAATGAAAAGCGAATTGAATTCAAGATTCCTGATGGTCGTGGAGAGCGTCATTGGTACGCAATTGACAAGATTGGTAATTACAAAGCAATGCTCTGTCATGGCGATCAATTCGGTAGTTTGTCTTCATTCTATTCTTTCCAAAAGAAAGCGTATGGCTGGAAGATCGGAGCACTAAGTGAGGACTTTGACGATATCTACATTGGTCATTTCCATACACCAACTAAGATGACATTCAATACTGTCCAGTTAAGAATCTCTGGCAGTCCTGAGTCTGTAAACACATATGCGGCTGAGGTGCTAGCCGCAGTTGGTAGACCGTCACAATCATTGTACTTTGTTCACCCAGAGAAAGGAATGGTAACAGCGGAGTATAACTGCTGGTTAGACTGATGTTAATTTATAAAATAAAAGACTTTAGATGTACTTTTTGCGGTGGTAAGAAAATGATTGGCTCTCAGTACTATGCAATGCGTAAGAACTGGGTTGATATCACATGCATTCATTGTGCAGATAGCAGGGATATAGAGGTTAGAAAGCTTAATAAAATTTTGAGATCATTAGGTTTCAAAACAATAGAGGAGCGTTATGAGTTTGCAGACGAAAATAGTTCTAAATAAATTTTACAAATACTCTGATACCATAGTAAAAGTAAAAAAAATAACAAGGAACTTAAATAAAGTCTATGTAACTGATCTAACAACTAAGCAGGAATTGGTTTTGCCATATGAAAATGCAGAGCTAATCATGCATAGAATTTATACAATTGGGGAGATTGCTAAAATAGTTGAAAAACGATCTGATACAATCAGAAAGTATGAAAAAAGAGGTCTTATCCCTAGTGGAAAAAAATTCAGTGAAACTTGTGAAAGTTATAAAAACTGGCGCTACTATGAAAGACAAGATGTTTATGATATGGTATCCTTTTTTAATAGCAGAACGCCAGGAAGACCTATTGCAGACAAGAATATAAATGTACAAGCAAAAGTAATTAGAATATCCGAAAAAATAAAGATAGGAAAAAGGTAATATGACAACTCCATTAAATGAAAATCAGGTTGAATTGTGGGCTTCAGTTGGTATCACAAAGAACTTGGGTAACTATGAATCACTTCGTCTTGATGCTGGTGCAAGAGTAATTGCATCCAGTATTGATGATGAAAAGTCTTGGGGCAAGTTGTGGGATTCAATTGACTCACAAATTGAAGCGAAGCTCCAAGAGCTTGACGCAGAGAAGTAATTGGTAAATTGGAGAACAAAAGCCCTTTGCGCTGAAGATAAAAACAGCATTTATTGGTTCTCATATAAAAATGAGGATGTTCAATATGCAAAAAATATTTGCCAATCATGCGAGGTCAGAAAAGAATGTCTGATTAATGCATGGGGTGAAGAAATTATATATGGCGTTAATGGTGGTTACTCCGAATTTGATATACTGTTGGCAACTTGGAAGAAAGCTAAAAAAGAAAATGATAGCAACTGGAACAGAACTGATAGAATACTTCAAAAGCTTCTGCGTAAAGCAGAATAAGTTATTTATCCCAGACTCACCAAGGCAAGAGGCTGTAGCTGACTCTCTCGTTAGCTTTTATAAAACAGATGACCTCAAGCTTGGGCTGGAGAACTTTATAAAAAGCAGACCAGGACCATTCTTGGTTTTTGATTTTGCAATAGAATCAAGAGCGTTTGTAGAGAAAGCTCAGATTGATAAGAAATCAACTGACAAATTTAAATCCATAGTGGAAGAAACCAAAAAGAGAATGGAGATAGAGTGAATTACGAAGTAAGACTTCTAAATTCTATTGTTGATACCCAAGACTATGTAAGTGCCGTAAACAGCGGTGTTGAGAATGTGTTTTTGGAGTATAGAGATGTTTGGAATTTCATAGTTTCTCACTACGAAACTCATAGCAAAGTTCCATCAAAAGAAACAGTAAAGCAACATCATCAAGATTTTGAGTTTATCTCAACACCTGAACCGCTTGCCTACTATATTGATGAAGCTAAGAAGGAATCTTTGTCTTATCAGACTAGAGGTATTGTTGCTAAAGCGCATGGTCTCATTAATGAGTCTGGTCCCAAAGAAGCTCTATCGTTTTTGATGGAAGAAACTTCAAAGCTTTATAAGTTTTCATCAAACTTAAAAGATACCGATCTCGCTGGAGAATGGAAAGACAGAGTTAGGGACTTGAAAGCCAGGTCTCTTAATCCTAAAGCAATTGCTGGCATCCCTAGCGGTATTGATGTTATTGATAAGGTGTTTGGCGGTTGGCAATCGGGTGACTTTATTGTTCTACTCGGCTGGACTGGCGTTGGCAAATCATTCATTGCAAGATTATTTGCTGTTAATGCATGGAAAGCTGGTTATAGACCATTAATTATTTCTTTGGAAATGAATAAACAACAAGAAGGTCAAAGACTAGACACATTGTTAAATAATGGCGAAGGTCATTTTACTAATACAGACTTGATCAAAGCCAACCCAGGGATCGTTGATGGCTACGAGAAGTGGGCACAGGCTACTTTTGAAGGCAAGCATGCTATTCATCTTGTTACATCCGAAGGACTTGAAACAGCAGACCAAAACATGGTGCAGGCAAAGATTGATCAGTACCACCCCGACATGGTTATTCTTGATTACCACAGCTTGTTTGATGATTCAAGCGGTGCTAAGAATGAAACAGAAAAGGCTAAGAACCTTTCTAAGGCATTTAAGCGTATTGCGGTAAAGAATGGTATCCCTATCATAGATGTTGCCGCAGTGACAATGGCTGATGGTCACTCAGAGAGACCGCCAGAACTAGAGGAAGTTGCATGGAGTAAGCAGTTGGCATATGATGCCGACCTTGTTCTTGCTATCCATAGAGAGCTGTCATCTGATTTATTCCAGGTGGTATCAAGGAAAGTTCGTAGAGCATCGCACTTCGGTTTCTACCTTAGATGGAATCTAGAAACTGGTAAGTGGGTAGAGGAGTGGGACATTTAATGAAAGCTGTAGTTAAAGGCGAAGTCAAAGACATTGAAACTCTATACAGACTTAGAGATTGGATGGAAGACGAAGCTCGTAAAAAATATGGAAATTTTGGTAAAACTAAATTGATTACCGACTATGATGCTGGTAGAGATGTCTACAAATTCAAACTTCTTAGCTAGCTCTATTGAAGAAGAGATATTATCGTTATTTAATACTTATAATGTCTCAATTCAAAGTGCCAATGGTGAAGAGTTAAATGTCTATTGCCCATTCCACAAGAATACACATAGCGCCGCTATGTATATCAATGTTAGAACTGGTCTTTGGCAGTGCTTCAACCCGTCATGCGGGAAGAAAGGCAATTTTAGACAACTATATTTTAACATCACTGGTAAGTCGTACAGTAAGCACATAGATCTTGATAGCCATAAGCTTGATAAAGAGTTAAATAGCTACAAGTATCAGGTTGAAGATGTTCAGGAGTTATCAATTGATAATTTAGTGCTGGATTACGAAACGCAATCTAATTTGCTAAGAACGATGATTGAGCGTGGTTTGGATATTGATACAATGAGGCACTTTGAGGTTGGGTTTTCAATTGAAAAGAATCGTGTGGTTATTCCAGTAAGGTCTCACAACTATGAGTTGGTAGGTCTTATTGGTAGAGCTATAGAATCAACCCAGCAACCTAGATATTTGTACAATAAAGGCTTTAAGCGAGCAGATGTTTTATTCAATATTCACAATGCTAAAAACTACAATTCAGTTATTGTGGTTGAAGGTAGCGTGGATTGTATGTTTGTACATCAAGCTGGATATCCAAATGCGGTAGCAACTCTTGGGGCTGCGGTGTCAAAAAATCAAGGTAATATGATAAGAAGATTTTTTGATAAAGTCATCTTATTTTGTGACAATGATGATGCTGGTATGGCGATGAGATGTGCTATGATAGAGATGTGCCGAGGCAAAGAAATCTCGGTAGCAAGAATCCCCGAAGGAGTTAAAGACCCTGCGGAGATGACTAAAGAACAAATAGCAGAAGCTATAAACAACAAAGAAATAATCATATAGGAGACAAAACATGTCATTTCAATCATTAAAATCACTAAAAGACTTGGAAAAGTCAGTAGCAAAACCAGGTGCGTCAGCAGGACCGAAGAAATTCTTTACGGTTCAAGCTGGTCAATCGTACCGCATTCGCTTCCGTCAGGAATTGACAGAAGATTCAACAAACTACGATGAAAATATCGGGACAGCAATTAATGTTCCAGTTATCACATCACCAATCAACTGGAAGTGGAGAGTCGCTTCTACTGCGGGATTTGAAAAGTTCAATTATCGTTGTTGGGGTACAGAGCAAGCAACCGTTGATAAGGCTTGGAGACCAAAGCCCCATCTTTTGATTAATATTGCGGTGGAAATGGAACCAGGTGTTTGGGAACCACGAGTTCTTGACACGACATTTAACCAACGCCATATTGGTCTTACACTTATTGAGTACGCAAAAGAATTCGGTACGATTACCGACAGATTCTATAAGTATTCACGAACAGGCTCTTCTGCATCGGATACAAACTATTCATTGATTCCGCTTGATTCTTCACCAGAACCAAAGCAAATTACTGAATTGCCAATGCACCAGCTTGACACTGTGTACATGATGCTTCCATATGAGAAGCAACAGATGTTCCTCACCACTGGTGAGATGAAAGATTCCTGGTAATCACTAATGAACTGGGGAGGGCGAAAGCCCTCCCTTTTTTCATGCTCAAAAATATATAATTGGAGAAAAATGGAATTCGTAGATACATCAATCGTTCTAGATTTAGACGGTGTAATTGCTGACATAGATACAGCGGTAGCTGATCATTTATTTTATAATCACGGTGTCAGTATTGACCAATGTGACTACTCATCATGGTTCACAACAAATACAAAAGATGAGGAAGCCATGAAAATATTTCAGAACAATTTGTTTTGGAAGAACATGAAACCTTTTGAAGACGCATTCTTTCAAGTGAACCATTGGTTTAGTCTAGGTATTGATGTAAACATAGTAACTGCTAGAAGACAACCAGCCGCTGTTGAAGAGACAGTGCCTTGGCTTGATAAGTGGAGAATAAATACATCTAGACCAAGATTTTCTGAATTTGGGAAAAAGATTGATATCATCAAACATATTGATCCACTATTTGTAGTGGAAGATAATCCACACGAAATAGAAATATTACAAGAACACGGAATCAAGTGTTATCTTCGTGCGGCGTGGTACAATCAAGATTATTGGAACAAGATGGACACGATTGAATCGTTGTTTGAAATTGATTTGGAGAATTTGTGACGGATTTCGTTCACTTACATTGTCATTCTGAATACTCACTGCTAGATGGAATGTCAACACCAGAAGAGATAGCAAAAATTACAAGCACCAATGGTCAAGTAGCTGCTGCTATTACAGATCACGGAACAATGGGCGGGGTTCTGAAGTTCCAGGATGCTTGCTTGGCTAATAATGTAAAGCCATTGTTTGGCGTAGAAGCCTATTTTGTACCGTCTATTGAATCTGATAGCGAGGATAAGAGTGAGCGCTTCCATTTAATTTTGTTGGCTAAGAACAATGAAGGTCTTAAGAAGCTATTTAAGATGAATCAAAAGGCTTGGGGAAGTAATTTCTACTATAAGCCTAGAATAGATTTCAGTTTGCTGGAAGAACTTGTTGATAACGATGTTATCTCATTATCGGGTTGTATGGGTAGTGCTATCTCTAAGGCTATTGATGTTGGCGATATGGACAGAGCAGCTCAGTTGTCCGAAAGATTTATAAAGATATTTAAAGATGATTTCTACTTTGAAATTCAATCCTGGAACCCTAAGCATATAAATGACGGGTTAATCCAATTAGCAGACACCTATAACCGACCTGTACTAGCTACTGCTGATTGTCATTTCCCCAGTCGTAAAGATAAGGGCTGTGAAGAGGTCTTGCTAATGCTTTCACAATACCCAAGCCTATCTGCCGCAGATCAACGCCATGCCAAAGACCATGCTGATTGCTTGCATAACCCATCCCTTGATATGGTGGCAAAAATCAACAATATGTATCCTAACAGGCATCTTAGGTTTGATGATATTAACCCGTATGTGGCTGGTGCTGATGAGGTGGCTTCTTGGTTCAAAGATGCTGGCTACGACAGAATTGACATTCTGGAAAATACGATGGAAGTTGCCGAGAAGTGTACGGCTCGGATGGAGAAGCGGAAGAACCTGTTGCCGAAGTATATGAAGTCCATGAACTCGGATGATTACTTGGCTGAGATTACAAAGTTCCGTTTGCAAGAGCTGGGGATTACCGATGAAATTTATGTAAAGCGTCTTGATGAAGAGTTGGGCATCATTAAGCAACTCGGCTTTGCGGATTACTTTTTAATCGTATGGGATTTGGTTAAGTGGGCTGACAACAACGGCATTGGTCGTGGTACTGGTCGTGGGTCTGTTGGTGGTAGCGTCATGGCGTTTTTGTTGGACATTACGCAAGTTGATCCAATCAAATACAATTTGCTGTTCGCTCGCTTTATTAACCCTGAGCGTAACGACTATCCCGACATTGACTTGGACTTTGAAGATAAGCGCCGTGATGAGGTTAAAACTTATCTTGCCACTCGCTGGGGTAAGGATAATGTAGCGGCAATTTCTATCTATGGTACTTTCAAATCAAAGAGTGCGGTTAAAGATGTTGCAAGAGTGCTACAAGTTCCCTTTGCCGAAATCAACTCGGTTACACCGTTTTTTGAAACCATTGATGAGCTTAAAGCCACCGAGAAGGGCAAGGTCTTTATCAAGAAATATCCCGATGTTGTACCGTTGGCATCAAGGTTGGAAAATCGGATTCGTACCGCTGGAGTCCATGCGGCTGGGATGGTGGTTTCTTCCGTTCCGTTGACCGATGTTTGCCCCGTTGAATCCCGTAAAGACTCTCAGGGTGGAGACCGTTCGGCTGTTACCGCTTTTGCGATGGAAGATGCCGAAGCCGTTGGGCTTATTAAAATAGATGTTTTGGGTCTAAAGACCGTATCTGTGATTAAAGATTGCTTAGCAAAGATCCAGGAGCGTCTGGGGATAGATGTGAGGGCTCAATCGCTGAAGCTGGATGACCCAAAAGTGTTTGAAAACTTCAATAATATCAACACCGTTGGTATCTTTCAGGCTGATGCGGCTGCTTATAGAAACCTCATTGAAAGAATGGGTATTGACAACTTTAATGACCTTGTTGTGTCTAACGCATTAGTTAGACCTGGGGCATTGCTCTCACAAGGGCAGAAATATATTGATTGCAAAAAGGGTGTCACTAAGCCTAAGTACCCTGACGAAGTAGTACGGGAAATCTTGGAAGAAACTTATGGTACTGTAATTTTTCAAGAGCAACTCATGCAAATGGCTGTACTGCTTGCAGACTTTACTTGGTCAGAAGCTGACTCATTGCGTAAGATCATTGGTAAGAAGCGAGATGCGGCTGGGTTTGATAAATACAAAGAAAAGTTTGTAAATAACAAGTACCTAACTCCAGCGCAATCTGAAAAGATTTGGTCTGAGTTTGAAATGTCAGCGTTGTATATGTTTAACAAATCACACGCTGTTGCTTACTCACTCATGTCGTATCAGACAATGTGGTTGAAAATCAACTACCCTCTTGAATTCATCTGGGCGCTTCTTTACAATGAGTCTGCATCTGACAAGATCACCGCTTACTTGATGGAAGCACAGAGGCTTGGATTGAAAATCTATGCACCTGATATTAATAAATCAGAAGAATTCTTCTCTATGTCACTCCCAGGTGAAGAAGAAGGAATTAGATTTGGTCTTGCTAATGTTACTGGGTGCGGTTCTAGTGCGATCAAGGAAATTACAACGAAGCGACCATTCAATTCATTTGAAGAGTTTAGCCATAAGTGTTCTAAGTCTGCTGTTAAAGCTCCGCTTAGAGAGAACTTAGACAAGGTTGGTGCATTTGAATCAATTGGTCATATATCGCAATTTGATAATGAGAAATACTATTTGCCAATCCTTGGGTTCCCAATTGCGGCTAATCAACACAAGACTGCTATTGATGAGTTTGTGGAGAACGCAGTTGACTTCCATGAAACAATGTCAAGCATTACTCTCATTAAAGCTGTAGTGCGCTCTACAAAGAAGGCTACGGGTTATCTACGGGTGGAGTTTGAAGATCACTCAGGCTCTTGTACTGTGTTTGGTGAGCGTAATACTGAGCTAGCGCAGAGAGATTATGTATATGCACTGATTGGTGATAGAACATTGCACGCTTATTGTGATGTGTATCAGGCTGAGGATTCAAGATTGTTCAATATCATGATGATGAAGAAAGCTGGCGCTGAACATAAGTACTCATGGTTATATGATCACGGCATTGGCTATGTAACTGATGAGAAAACTCTTGCCTATATTTTTAACATTAGAAATTTCATCACCTCATCTGGTAAGGAAATGGCTAGCGTTTATTGTTGGGATGGTAAGCAATTCTTTAAGATCGTGATATTTGCTGCAGTTTATAAAAAGGTAAAGCAAATGCTTAAGGAAGGCGAATGGTATGCGATTCGTTTATCAAAGGTTGAGGATAAAGACACTCTCAACCGTCTTGATTCGTACAAACTTGAAGCGGCAGATAAAATTATTACTGTAGATGATTATGTAAAGAGAAAGAACCTGGTCAAAGTAGAGTGCTAACAACTATAGTTATTCCAGTATTAAATAGAATGGATTTACTAAAACGCTGTGTTGATTCTATTGATCATGAAATTGATAAGTTGATTATTATTAATAATGGTCAGGAAACTATTCCTGCATTTTTTAATGGTTTCATTAAAGATACTTATATTTTGTACATGCCTTCAAATTTAGGAGTTGCTACTTCTTGGAATTTAGGAATAAAATCAACTCCGTATTCTGATGGTTGGATTTTCTTAAATTCAGATGCGTGGTTTAATCCTGGAGCTTTAGAGAACTATTTGGCTACAGTGAAAACGAATAATATTCAGCTTGTATCTGAAGATGTAGTGTTGCCGCCTTGGTGCTGCGCTTGGGTTGGATCTGATGTGGTAAAGAAAGTCGGGTTATTTTGCGAAGGTTTTTATCCAGCTTATTACGAGGACTGGGACTACGAAAGAAGAGTCATTCACAATGGTTTTGATGTTGTTTATTCAGAAGCAGAAATCAATCATGAAATTTTAGGAACAACCAAATCAAATGATAATTATAAGCTTCTGAATATGATAACATATCCTTTAAATAGAGATTTATACGATTCCAGGAATGAAACAGCAGATGCTGGTCATTGGACACTACAGAGAAGATTGGATTTGAGTTGGGATGAGAGACTTAGCTAGTTTTAAAGATATACATAAAGGTGAGATCATTTGGGTTGTTGGCTCTGGTGGAACTTTAGATTTCATTGACCCATCTTTTTTTGATGATCAAATATGTATCGCTGCAAATTTTGTTGGCAAACTTTTTGGTCTTGCAAATTATTTTACATTTTCTCATTATCATTCTGATTCTCTTCAAATGTCGGACTCCTCTAGGTTTGTTTTTACGCCAAGAAAAGAACATGGCAGTAGAGATGAATGGTCTGGAACTCTCCCTAATAATGTTGTTTTATTTGACACTAATGCTGGTGAGCCAGGGGTTGGATTTGATCCTTACACTAGAGATAATCCTGGAGAGAACCTTGTAATAGGATCATCAAGCATTCATGGCGCAATGCATTTAGCGGCTCATATGGGGGCTAAAGCGATTGTTCTTGTTGGTGTTGATTGTGGGAGATTGAATGATATGGATAGATTTTCTGATTATCCAGCTGGTGATACGCCTTGGAATATTTATAACGATCACTTAGTGCTGATGAAGAGATGGATTGGAAGTAAGTATGATTGTCAAATTTATTCTCTAAACCCATTTGTAAATTTAAGTTTAGAAGGCAATAAGTTTCGTGGAAAATCAGAAATCAACTGATTTCAACCGCTATAAATGATAAACTACTTTAGTCAAAAGGAGAAATATGTTAATTGTAGATAAGCGCAAGGGTGACACAATGCCAGTGCATGATGTTATTCCGACACCAAGTATTGGATTAAATCGTGCACTAGGCGGTGGTTTGAATAGCGGTGCTACCCATCTATTCTGGGGAACGCCATCTGTAGGCAAGACAACAATGTGTTTTAGAATTATTGCTGAAGCACAAAAGCTTGGCTATAGACCAGTGATTATTGACTCTGAATCATCTTATAATGATGAATACGCTGCTAAGTGTGGAATCAATATTGAAGATGTAGTAATTATTCAATCTACCATTGTAGAGGAAATTATGAAACATCTAATTGGGTATCTAACAGATGATAAGGAAAGACATATCTTTTTGTTTGATTCGTTGTCTAATATTATTAAAGAAGAGTTTTATGATAAGCCCGAAGGTGGTAAGGCAATGGGTTTACAATCACGCTCACAAGGATATTTGTTGCAAAAGTTAGTTAACTATCTACACAAGGAGCGCAACATTATGTTGTTTGTTGCTCATCAAACGGTTGACTTAAGTGGAATGTTTGCGGTAACTAAAGCCAAGATGGGCAACACTGTTCATCACAACATGCACAATATTGTGAAGTTGTTCTTGTCAATGTCAAAGAGCGAGATGGATCGTGAGGAGAATAACATGATTACATCCCAAAGAGCGACTTGGACTGTTGAAAAAACAAAACAAATTCCAACTATCGGGGCTACTGGATTCTATTATGTACTCCCCCAGGAAGGTCGTATTGATACAGGGCGAGAATTGATTGATATTGCTATTGAGATGGATATTATTAAGCGTAAGGGTGCTTGGTATGCTTATGAAGAAAGCAAGTGGAACGGCATGGGAGCTATTGAACTTACAGATAAACAAGTCAAGCAAATACAGAAACAAATAAACGAATAAAGAAAGTTGGAGTATTGCATGATTATCATAGGTGTGAGATCCTATAAATGCTTCTGCCCTAAACCTATTCCAGAGAACCCTGAGTGCGGGGATAAGGAGTCTGAAGATGATTAGGTGGTTTATTATGTTTAAAAAGAAAATGGATTACGCTAAAGAAATTAATGATTTGAAGAAAAGAATTGAAGAAACTGAAAACAGACTTGCAATTCTTCGTGTACAATACATTTTAATGAAATCTGACCGAGACCGTCTGAAAGAACTTATTAGTGAAAAGAACTGAAAAAGAAGAAATTAAGCGTGACAAAGCTAAGGCTGTAAAAAACTCTGGGCGTGGTCTTAAGAAAGGGGATGCCTCTCTCCACAAATTTTTGGTTGATTACAAGCATAATGAAAAGACTTTTACATTAACCCTGAAAGCTTGGGATAAGATGCGAAAAGATGCTTTTAACGCTAATTACAAATATCCTTGTATTTCTGTCGTGTTTGGTGAGAATTCCCAAACAAAAGTCGCTATAATTGACTGGGATGTACTCCAGGATTTAATTAAAGGAAGCGATTATGAAGTTTAAATTTTGTTGTGATAAATTTGTTGGTCATAAAAGTCTTGGTATAAGGCTTGATCATGATGAATTTGCTATTGGTGTTGACCTTGTATGGTGTTTTATTGGTATTGCTAGAGTTTATCCACCATATCAAGCTTTAGTTAAAACAGAAGATTTAAGAAAGGATATCTAGTGCCAGATATTATAATTAATAAAGAAATTCTTGCTGAGCAAATGGGCGATAAAGCAGAAGAGTTTGTAGAATGTATAAGGATAGTTGAAGACATTATCCGTAACCCAGACCATTATCTAGGCGGGCAGGCTGTTAAGTATGCTAATATATTAGCGGCGTATAGAACATTGATGATTATTAAATCACAAGCTTTTAAAAGAAAGTCTGCGGTTATGAATGATCAAGATAAGTTTGTTAATGATATATGGAAAACCATGTATGAAGCATTAGGTGAAAACATAAATGCACTTAAACTCGCTGCGAAAGGCGGAATGTAATGAAATCACTAAAAGTATTGAGGAACCCAAAGCCAGTAGAAGTTGCAGTGGAAGTTCCAGAGGAGAGCTTTACTACCGCTCAGTTAGTAGATAGTTTGAATAAAGCTATTGACGAAAGTTTGACGGAAAGAAATAAGCCAGAGTTTAAAAAAGTCAAAGGTTTCCACCCAAGCTATACCAACCAATGCTCACGCTATTGGTATTATATGTTTGATGGGGTTAGCGTGACTCCAGATTTTAGAGCGCAAACGCTTAGGATTTTTGATAATGGTCATGCTGTTCATGACAGGCTGTACGGATATTTTAGAGAAATGGGTATCTTGGTAGCCGAAGAAATCCCTGTTACTTATTCATCGCCCCCGATTGAGGGAACGGCAGACGGAATTATTAACTGGCATGGGGAAAAATTGATTGAATTAAAATCAATTAGCTCAGAAGGATTCCATTACAGAAAGCTGTACAACAAGCCAAAGGATGAGCATTATAGACAGGCTCAGATTTATATGGAGTGCTTGAATTTAGATGGCGGTTTTGTTATTTATGAATGCAAGAACAATCAAGAAATTCTTCCTATTTATATTGAAAAAGACCAGGCTTTCATAGACAAGCTCTTTAAGAAATACAGAGATATTTATGGGAATTACACTAGCGGTAATATCCCCGACAGACCGTACAAAAGAACATCTAAGCATTGTTCAGATTGTAATGTGGCTGCTTTATGCTGGGGAGACAGTGATTAATGATGACGAAAGGACATGTAAAAATTTAGATTGTAGTAGACCTTTTAAGGCTAAGTCTTATAATAGTATTTATTGTTCAGCAGAATGTAGAAGAATTGTTACAAATGCAAAGCTATTAAGTAATTATTATGAAAAAAAAGCTAACATAAATAAAAAAAGAATTTGTAAAACAAAAAGTTGTGAAACTATATTGTCACGGTATAATAAAGAAAATATCTGTGAAAAATGTAAAAGAGAAAGATATGTTCAAAGGCTAGTCGGTTGGGGTTGGGAAGAAGGCTCTGTCAGGGATAGCCTATAATGAATCTTAAAAATATAGTTAATTCTCATGATAAAAGAATTTTATCAATAGATCCATCATCTCATTCTTTAGGCTGGGCTGTTATTGATTTCAATAATGGTCTTAAACTTGTTGACTGCGGTAAAATAAAATTTACAAAAACAAATGATATTTCTATAAAATTTAATGAAATTAATGCTGGTCTAAAAGAAATTTGTAAGAAGCATAACCCTAGCGTAACTATTATTGAGCAATCAGTTTATATACAAAATTTTCAAACAAGCAGGGTTATATCTTATATAATTGGCTACACCTGGGGAATTGTTCAGGGTTATTGTTTTAAAGTTATGGACATTAACCCGATTCTTTGGAAGCGAGGAATCGGGTATAAAAATATATCTAAAACAGATAAAATAGTTTTTGACACAGAAGCTAAGAAGAAGAAGGAAAGAAAAGATCGTGTCAGGGATATTATTACTGATTATTTCCAGATGGAAGAAGAAAATCTAAAAGATGATGACATTGTTGACGCAATTGGTATTGGACTTTGGTATTATTTAATGGTGGTATCTAATGTCTCTTGAGCCTTATAAAGACAAAAGCTGGCTCTATGAGCATTATGTGAAGAAGCGGATGAATCTAACTGACATTGTGAAGCTGCTAAAGCAGACTTACAATGTTGAAATCACTCCGCAAGGTCTTTACAACTGGTGTAGTAAGTACGACCTTTTAAAATTTAGAGGTAAGGGCAGAAACTTGTCCGCTACTTCTAAGAAACCAAAATCGCCAATGCAAAGGAAAGCTGAACAAATGAAGCGTGATAGGAGAAAGTCAATGCAGCAAAAAAAGAAAGGTATGGGTAGATAATGCAAAGAAAAGTATCGGCAGGAGATCTAGGAATTTTCGCAGAGCTTGATATGGTTTATAACCAAGCAAGAATGATTGAGGCAAGCCAGAATAAGACAAAATACAAATGTCTTGGTTCTGGAAATTGTTGTTCAATTGGTTTAACAATTCATATGACAGAGTGCGCCAATATTGCGTTTAACATTACGCAGCAATTCTATTTGCATTTAGAAAATAAAGGCAAAGAGTATGCAGACGAGTGGTTTGGTTCAGTTGTGCAATCATTAAAAGATGCTATGTACGATGAAAAATGGCAGTTTGGCGGGGAGACTGATCGTAAGTGTGCATTTTACAAAGGTGGTTGCACTATTTATGGCTTCAGACCGCTTGTTTGCAGAAGCTATGGAGCTTTTGTTGGGGTTGATGATGTCTGCCCTAGGGAAAGAAATGTCTATGGTAATGTAGAACATTTTTCTGGGACTCCAGTACAAGATATGGTGCAGCAATTTCAAAATTTGCTAAAGAAGTATTCAAAAGATAAAGATTCAAATTACGATGTTGTTGTGTATATGCCGCTTGGTGTTTTGAGTTTCCTGTTGTCACCAGAAGACTTAGAAGACCTAGCAGATAAGACTGATGATAGAATGTGGAGAGCCGTAGAGGGCTGGTTTAATTATAGAGTTGAGTATACAAAAGTTCATGGTCTTCCCTTCCCTAAGTTGAAAGAAGCATCCGAAGCCTCTGGAAAGAAAATAGCTTTTCAAGTAGAGGATTAATGATTGTCTGGACTGATAACGGCAACTCCAGGTTTGGAGAAGGATACGGTGATGCTTCTGCAAGTTTATATAAGAGCATAAGCGAATCTGGTATTCAGTTAGTCAAAGATGAGCCAAAAAGACCAGACTGGATAGATCATGTTCAGATGGGGTATATTTACAAAAATAATATTAATGCCGATATTTTAATAAATCATTCAACACCAGAAGCCTATAACACAAGTGGAAAATATAATATAGGTTTTTCTTACTGGGAGACTGACAAGCTGCCGCATGATTGGGTGAATCAATGCAATAAGATGGATGAGATATGGACTACATCTAATTTTATGCGGGCTGTTTTTGTTAACAGCGGAGTGTTCAAGCCAGTTTATAATTTTAATCTTGGCGTTGATGAGCAGCTTTATTTTCCAATTAAAAGAAAACCGCATAGTCAATTTACATTTTTAAGCATGGGTTCTCCATCAACAAGAAAGAATTCTCAAGTAGCAGTGGATGCTTTTCTTAAGTTGTTTTCTGGTAAAGACAACTACAAATTAATTTATAAATCTTCTGGTCCCCCAGATGCTCGCATGATTGTTTCTGGCGAAGTAAAGAATTTAGATCATCCTCAAATTGAAGTAATAGATAATAAAGTATCAATTGAAGAATTAGCTGCCATATATGATAGAGCAGATTGCCTCCTATACCCGACAAGTGGAGAAGGATGGGGGTTAATTCCATTCCAGGCTATTGCTAAAGGTATTCCCACAATATGTACTAACTTTTCAGCATGTGAAGAATTTGCAGAAATGTCTATTCCTTTAAATTATTCTCTTTCTGATTACAAGATGTCTGGTATATATGAAAATGCTGGATACTGGGCGAAGCCAGATTACGATGATTTGTGTGATAAAATGTTATATGTAACTAAGCACTACGAAGAGGTGTCGGAAAAGACATACTCATCAGCTGTGTATATAAACAAAAATATGACTTGGCAAAAGGTTGCAAAAGGATACGCAGATAGATTATGTCAGATATTGAAATAGTTAAAACAAAAAGCTTGATTGAAAAAATTAAAGATGTTGAACAAGTCGGGCTTTTACATGTAAAGGGTTATTCAATGAGAGAGATATCAACTCTTATGTCTATTCCTGTAAATGAAATAAAAGAATATATTGAAGAATATAAACTAATTTTAAATCAAACAATTGAAGAAGATCCATTTTTCCTTGAAAAAGTTCAGTTTAATACGATCAAAGCTCTTACTGAATTTGATGAATTAAGCAAGGAAGCCTGGGAAACCATTACTATTGCAACAGACAATGGGATGGTCGCAGCCAGAATTCAAGCTATTAAGTTAGCTGGAGATTTGGCAACAAAGAAAGCTCAGCTACATAAACTGATGGGCGGGAACCAAACTGACGGTGAATACATTGCCAGAATGCAAAAAGCAGAGAATGTTAATCAGATCCTGTCAAAGATTTTGCGTGATGTTATTTCAAAGTACCCAGATATTGCAAATGAAGTCCGTAAAGAACTTGAAATTGCATTTGAAATTATGAGCGGTAAAGCAACAAAAATTGTTGAGGATGTAATTGAACATGATGATGATGAAAATTAATCATAATTTGAGATCTTTTCAAAATCGCATATGTAAAAAAGCTCATAATTTGAGATCTTTTCAAATCGCCTTATGTAAAAAAGCGGAATTAATATATGTCTGATTTCCTCGGCATTAATCTTGAGTTTAATGATTTTGATAGGTTACTCCGTCAAGATGAACTTATGGAAGAACCTGTCTCTATTGAAACTTTTGTTCAAGACAAACATTATTTAGGATTACCGCCTCTATCTGAAATTCAGCTTGAGATCGTAAAGCATAGCACACAGATTTTCAAATTACCTACTTTACAAAAACTTTATGGTGAAGAAGCTGGATTGGAATATTACAACAAGTATACAGATAATGAAGTGATTTGCATGTTAGGCAAGGGATCAGGGAAAGACCATTGTGCAAGAATATCTATGGCTTACACAGTTTACTTATTGCATTGTTTAAGAGATCCCCTGGGCTATTACGGTAAGGCTCATGGTGTCTATATTGACTTGCTAAACCTTGCTGTAAACGCTCAGCAGGCTCAGAGAGTGTTCTTTGAACCATTAAAGAACCTTTTGCTATCATCTCCTTTTTTTAATAATGTTGGGTTTGAACCAAGAGTATCAGAAATATTTTTCTTTTCTCGCCCAGTAAGATTATTCTCAGGTCACTCGGAATCTGAAGGTTGGGAAGGTTATGAAGTATTAACAGTAATCTTGGATGAAATTTCAGCTTTTAAAACAGACAGTGAATTAAAAGGTGAGATTAGATCAAAAGGATCTGCATCTGCAATTTATAACATGAGTAAATTATCCGTTATGTCCAGATTCCCAGAAATAGGTAAAGTAATTCTTCTATCATTCCCTCGTTACAAAGGCGACTTTATTCAGCAAAGATATTTCAATTCTAGAGAAAAAAAGGAACCAAAAACTTGGTCAATTAAAGCAGCGACTTGGGAAGTTAATCCTACAATTAAAAGAGAGCAATTAGAATCAGAATATATTAGAAATCCAATTGAAGCTGCATCAAGATTTGAATGTGAACCTCCAACAATGGAAGACGCATACTTTAGAGATGAAGAAAAAGTTAGAAAAGCTTTTTTGTATGCCGATGACCCATTGGATGAGGAAGGTAGATTCCATAAGTGGTTTAATAATACAGATGGTCATAGAAGATATATTCATATTGACCTTGGATTTAAAAGAGATAGAACAGCTTTATGTATGTCTCATTGCGCTGGCTTTAAAGAAATTACAACATCAATGGGTGTTGAACATTTACCAATTATTAATGTTGACTTAGTTCATTCATGGAAAGCAGCGCCAGGAGAAGAAATTAACTTTGCGTCAGTAAGGCAATTAATAGTTGATTTGTGTAAGAGATTTGATGTAGCAAAAGTAACATTTGACCGTTGGCAATCAATTGAAATGATTCAAAGTTTAAGATCACAAGGTATTAATGCAGACTTTCACTCAGTTAAGAAAACTGATTATGATACATTGATGACATCAATTTACGATACAAGACTTAGAGGTTATTGGAATCATATATTAGTTGAAGAAGAGCTTTTAAAGTTAAGATTGTTCTCTAACAATAAAATTGATCACCCTAATGCTGGTTCAAAAGACTTAGCTGACGCATTGGCTGGTTCTGTATTTAACGCAATTGAAAATATGGCAATAGAACAAGAAGTTGAGATAGAAATAATTGGGTTTGATGCAGATAGTGAGAAATATGATGATGTGGAAGATTTTGGTACTGTAAGGATGTATAATAATGACTTGGGAGGGTTTGTCCCAGGATATACGCAAACCAAAATTGAAGTTCAAGATGGAGAGAAATGGCTGGAGAATATATGAAAAATGAAACACAAGTTGATGTTCAGCTTGTCATTAAGATTTTGTCAGATAAAATTGCAGAGTTAACTACTCAAAATGCTATCTTAATAGCTCAGTTAAATGCTGCACAAAAGATTAACGAAAAAGATTTTTAATTAAAAAAATGCAGAAAACTGCATCTTTGCGTTTTGTTGGTGATAATGTCTATTACATGCCAATTGGCAGTACACATACACATAATTAGGAGAATAAAATGCAAATCAAAGAAGCAATGAATTTCCCAGTAATTTCTAGAACTGGTCGCACATCGGCAGAGTTGCAGACAATTATTGACACATTGATTCTCTCAAATGAGAATGGCAAGCCTTACTCAATTGAAGGTATTCAGCCAGGTAAGAAGTACAATTCAATGCAACAGAGAATTCGTGCTCAAGCTAAGAAGTTGAATTTCAATGTTCAAATTCATTTTGATAAGACAAAGCAGACATTGTTTTTCCGTGTTCCAAATATGTCAGAAATAGAGACCGCAATCGCCCCCGTAAAGGCAGTGGTGAAAGCTAAAGACATTAAGAATGTCAAGAGCGCTGTAAAAACTAAGTAATTATAAATTACAAAGAAAATAAATAAAAAATGGGCTGGGAGCAATCTCAGCCCATTTTTTTATGTATACTGTTTGCATGGCACTTTTTGAAACACAATCAATAGAAATTAATAACGAACAATTGAGAAGCTGGAATGTCCTTTTTGCTATTCCTTGCTATGATCAGTTGATTAGCGAACCGACAATGATGAGTCTTATTAAAACTCTAATGTATTTTAGAGATCATAACATTAGATTTGCTGTAGCAACAATTACTGACTCTTTAATTAATAGAGCTAGAAATAGCATGTCCGCTAAGTTTATGGCACAAGATGAATTAACTCATATGATGTTTATTGATGCTGATATTGCCTGGGAACCTGAAGATGTTATTAAGATGTTATGGCATGATAAAGAAATTATGACTGGTGCTTATCCAATTAAGTCTATTAATTGGGAACTCGTAGAGCAAAATGTAAAAGCTGGAATCCCAACAGAAGAACTAATGAGTAATAGTTTGAGATATGTTGTTAACGCAGTTAAGGATAAAGAGAATAACTCGCTTAGTGTTAGCAATGGCGCTATTGAAATTTTTGATGCTGGAACTGGCTTTATGCTTATCAAGAGAGAAGTCTTTACAAAATTAATTGAAGCCTATCCACATCTAAAGTATAACGATGATACTGGTTCACTAAATGATAAAGAAAGAAATTGGACATACGCATTCTTCAATTCATACATTGATCCACATCTTAATAGATTCTTATCTGAAGACTATGGTTTCTGTAGATATTGGCAGGATATTGAAGGAAAAGTTTGGGTTGATCCTGCAATTAAAATGACTCACTTAGGTCGTATGAGATATGAGGGAACTATGATGAGCTTTTTGGAAAGAAATGCTTCATTCGTAGATAAAAAGTAATTTTCACTTGAAAATGTAAATTATTCTAGAAACACTAGACCCAGGAAAAATATATACTCAATTTCGTAGTATAATGATAAAATTAGGGTGGTGTTAATAATTTTAATGGTATTTTAAACCATTGACTTTAGTAATCTATTAACGATTTTAAAAGTAGTTTTCACATTAAATCTAATCTCATGATCGTGGATTAGATATCATAAGCGAGCTTTGATCTGTTCAGCTAACGCTTTCATAATCTATTTATCAAAGCGATCACATTTTAACGCACATTCAATTGTCGTTTCTCCTCACCAAAAAAAGAATTTTTAAATTCTTTTTCACTTACTGTAGTTTCAATAAAATTAACTGATAAACTCATGTTATGGTTTTTTTCTGTCCCGAAATAAATAATTAATTGATTAACTAAATAAATAACTAAATACTAAAGGAGATAATTATGTCAAATCTTAATTTACAATCTGATGATAATCTTGACGATAATCATATTCGTACTCGTTTATTAGGTTTAGAAATAGAAAATGGTCATCTAAATTATGGGACTATTGTTAAGTTTAAGTATGAGTTTAATAATCACGATACCCGTATGTTTGCCGTTACCGACAAAGATAACGAAATTGATGTTGATCAATTATTACAATTGTTATTTCTAATTGATTGCAAAAAAAATGGCGTAGAAGTAGTTTATCCTGATGGCTCAGATTATTCTAAACGAGTATTTGGTCCAAAGCGTAAGCATAACGCTAAGGCAATTGTTGGTTCAAGTTATATCAATCCCGCTAACCTTATTAAATAACGAAAGGCATAAATAATGAAAACCCACTCTGAAATTACAAAAGATGGTAATTATAAATATCTTACCCCAGCTTCTAATTTAGAAATTGGAGATATAATTAATTGGATAGGTATTTATGATGCTGGTACTGAAGTTCATGTTGATCCAATTAATTTATTAAAAAATAATCGTCATATTCCTTTTAAGGTTCTTGATATTGATTACAATCCAAATAATCCAAACGATATCATATTTGAATTTGATAAAGTATTGTTTCCAACTGGTTCAAAAGTTATTACGATAAATAAAGATAGATTTGCTGGAACTGATATCCAAAACACAAAAGTAAATGGTGTGTCATTGCTTGATATTGAACGCAAACAAAATTATATTAATTGGTTAATAGATACTAAAAAAGTTAATTTAGAAGAATATACACAAGAATATTATAACAACTACTATAATGAAAAGGAAAACTCATGACAAAAATTAATCTAAACGATATCAGTAATCTTATTGATACCATTGACGCATATCATATTCCATTGCCTAAGGTTGAGCGTGAAGGATTTATCAAAGTAAATCTTAACGATTTGACAACCTTAAGCCGAAGAAAACCACAAGCCAAAGAAATAATTCATACATCATTTGATTTAGTTTGTGAAACTTATGAAACAGCAGAAGAAATTGTTATGCTCAAAGCATTGATTAAGATTACTGCTATTCGTAAAGCAAGACAAAATGTAGATTATAACCTTGGTGATGACCGTAGGTTTATTCGTTTATCAAAGATTGAAAAAGTAAAAGCAGTAATTGATATTTTATCAATGGGTATTGATGTATTAATTGATGGTTATATTGAAGAAGCAAATCAGAAAAACATTGACCAATTGATTTCTTATGTTAAGAAAGCAGAAATTGAAAAAGTAGAAACTGATAAGCGTATTAATTCAAATGTAAAGAAATTAGCGAGGATGAAGTGAAAGATGAACTAGGCAAAACCCAAATAAATCAACTATTGAATGAATTAGAAAATCTAACTATTTCAATGAATATTCCTATTTCTAGAAGAAAAGATTACCGTTGGATTATGCGTAACGGTGAAATTCTTAATGAAGGTAATCGTAATCTAGATAAAGCATTAAAAATTTGTAAAATACTAGTGAAAGAAGAAACAAAGTGACAAAGTGGAATATGATTGATACTAAAGAAAATGGTACAGTTGCTATTGAAAGTTTAAACATTATTGAAATAGCAAAAGAATTTGATGAACGAACAAGTATTCTTCTGGATATTGTTGACTCAAATACTAAAACTATTAATAATCTTCAAACTAAAGTTTTTGAATTACAAAGTCAAATAGAAAGAATGATTAATGGCTAAGTGCATTTATTGTGAATTAGAATTTATTGAAGAAAGATTTGAAGCAGGCTATGAATATTGCTTAGCTGATAAGTGTCAAAAAATTGGATTGGATATTTCAGAGAGAGCATTTAGAAAAATATATACCCCAGCATTACTACATAAAAGTAATTATTTCTGGGTTAAGAAAACAGAGTTAAAATCATTAAATGTAAGAGCAGACCTATTAGAACAAATTGATTGAAAGGGGTAGTTATGGAAAACTACAAAGATATTAGTAATTATGAGCGTGAAGCAATTTATGATTGGGAATTAGATATTGATGAAAATCCAAGCTGGAAAATATGGGAAATGGAGTTGAAATTCAAATGAACATTTTAAAAGAATTTAAAAATTCAGAAGAGGGCGAAATCTTTATTCATCTTGAGCGTCTTTGGCTTATTGAGAACGATAAAGATAATGATGGGTTCACTCCTCGTCTAGTTGATAAGAAGTATTTCAAATATGTCTTTATTGGCAAAGTAAAAGATTATCTTGAAACAGATTATAATATTACAAAGTATGTTGATCAAAATCAATCAACTTTGAAATTTATATCTAAATACAAATATGCAATTCAATTGACATATCCATATATTGGCAGTGATGATAGTAAACTTGGAAAAGAAGTTATTTCTTTATGGCTAGTAAAGAATGATGAAGAAACAATGCACTATCAAAGAATCTGGCAAGAAATTTAATAAGAACGATGGACTTAATCCTTCTTCTTTCAATGATGTTATTAATAATCACTATCTTAGTAAAGGATAAAATATGAGCAAAGTAATTTTAAGTAAAAAAGATTGGCTGAAATGTGATGGTTGTAATGAAAAAATAAAGCCAGTATTTTGGGGTAAAGTTTGGGATGACGAAACAAATTACTGGATTGATTCTGAAGAGTTTGAAGTTGATACTAACTTTATGACTGCTTATAGCGTAATCAATCAATTAGATGGTGGTTTAAGTTTTGAATTAAAGGGTGGTTATGATGAATTCTTTGATTGCTTAGATGCATCAGATATTGTTCAAATCAATTCTTGTCATGATTGCACAACTAAATTGTTTGCTCTATTCCCAGGCAAAACTAAAAACCTAAATGGTTTGCATCCTTCAAGATATGAAGATGATTTATGTTGTGATTGGGCATGGAGTTATGATTTTGGCAAAGAAGAGCTTGCTTATAAATCAGAAGGAAAAATTATATTGGAAAAGCAAAATAAGGAGGGGAAATGGGAAAAGTAAAAGTATTGCAGTGGGTAAAGCAAATAGCTAAACCTCAGTATTACTGGACTGAAAAGACAGGCTGGACTCAAAAAGATATGCCTGATGAATATTGGAAAATAGAAGAAATCGGAGAGGTAGAGGAAAATGATTGATTATTTATATTTAGGACCAACACCAGGAGATGAAGATTGTGCTCAAGTTGGTGATGATAATTTTCGTGAACAATGTAGTAAAGAAATGGATGCCTACATTGATCAGCTTAAAAGAATGTATCCAGAAGTAGCAAATTATAAAGGTATGAGTTTTAAGAAACATTGGCAACAGCATGACTTTGGTTCTTATGGTGAAGTTATTATTACTTATAATGATGAAGTTGAAGAAGAAGAAACTTTAGCATTAAAAGTAGAATGGAATCTTCCAAGAAATTGGGATGAAATAGCAAAAGAAAAAATATCCGAAAAAGCAAGCAAAGGAAACTGAAATGAAAACACTAACTCAAGAAGAGTTTGAACAAGTAGTACAAACAATTTCAAAAGAAATGCCTACCGATTATGATATGGGTAAGGCAGTAATGTTTGGAATTAAATTGGATGATGATAATCAAATCACATTTGATAAAATCACTGAGAATGGTGATGTTTATGAAATGCTAAACCCATTCAACACCATTTGGAAAATGAAAGGTTATAATTTCTTTACAATTGTAACTTGTGGTTGGGCGGCACCAATTAGTGAAGAAAAAGATGAATACAGTGATTTAGCACCATCTCAACACCCAGAAAAAAGAAGAGTTATGCTTACAGTAAATGCAACAACTGATAATAAAGTTGGAAGCGTAATCTCTTTTAAAGATGATCAAGAAAATGCAGTCTTTGATTATGGCAATGCAAGAGGTGATCTTGCTGATGCATTTTTAGAATTAATTAGTTGCTATAACGAAGAACAACAATAACTAATAAAAAATATGGGGCTACTGAGAAATCAGTAGCCCCATTTTGATATACCTGAATAGGAGATGATATGTCATATGTTGAAAACATAGAAAAATTTGCTAAACAAGCTACAACTAAACCAGAAGAATTCGGTTATTGGGGTAGCAAAGATATGTTTGATACTTGGGGCTTTACTAATATTGATCAGAATAGAGACTCTGACACATTAGAAAAAGCAAACTTTAAGTATATTACTGAAGAATTGATGGGCATTTTCCCTGAAGATTTCAGAATTGAAAACTATGCACATTGGGCTGTTGGTAATGTTGATAGATTAGTTTGTCGTGTTTATGAAGATGATACAGACAAAAAAGTTATCGCATCTTCATTCTATTTAGCAATGGAATGGTTAGACAAATTAGATGACTATCCAGTTGCTGATGAGCAAACATACGAAATTATGATTGATAATGACAATATTGACAGTATTGAATTTTGGAATTATATCAGTCCTGGCTATGTAGATATTATTAATAATCCAGACTGGGCTTCTGAAGTTTATCATGAGCTAAGTGTGAATATGGATATTGATGTTAGGTCAGGCTTTAAGGATAATGATGTCATGATAGCAATTTATAATTTGCAATACTGGAGTGCAGAAAATTATCAGAAATGGTTTGACTTCTGCGATGAAATTAATTTAGAAAGACCACCGTTTTCATTAAATGAAATATCAAAATACAATCCGAATCAACTAGAAATGGAGTTTTAAAATGCCAAATCACTGCAGTAATAAGTTAGGAATAACTGGTCCAATTGATGATGTAGAAAAATTCATTGCCTTTGTAAAAAACAATGGTGATGATAAAGATGAAAATGAATACAATCTATTTGAGTCTTTAATCCCAATGCCAAAAGAATTAGAAGGAACTACATCACCTTCAAAAGAAAGTAATGTAGATTTGATTGATAAATATGGTCATGATAACTGGTACGATTGGTGCAATAGTAAATGGGGAACTAAATGGGGTGATTACAGTATGCATGCTACAAGCATTGTCTATGAAACAAAAATTAATTATCCACATTTAGAAGATGGTGATGTTGATTTTGAGAATGGTGTTTCTGTATTAACAGGTAATGCAAATATTCATTTTGAATATGATACAGCGTGGGCTCCTGGTTGTGATGAATTAGCAGAAGCTATTGTTAAACAATTTCCTACACTAAATGGTTATATTCATTATGAAGAACCAGGAATGTGTTTTGCTGGGCAATTGATATTTGCTAATGGTGAAATTAGACAACATGATCAATGGGAACATCATTATGTACCAGATGAAGTAACAGATATTGATTTTGACCTATACGCAAACTAAGGAGAATATGTTTAATTTAGATGATTTAGATGATGCTGGTAGTAATAGAATTCCTACTGGGTTTAGTGATGAAACTGATTTTGTTGTAATAATGCAATCAGTTTTGAATAAGTTATGTACAACAAACTATGAAGATAAAGTAAGCAGGGCTCAATTGTCAATGTCAATAATAAATATTGCTTGCGATGTTGAAGGTGAACTGGATGATGATAGAAGCGTTAGCGTTATACTATCTTTGTTACATCACTTATCAACAATTATTGAGTTAGCTGAAATTGATATGAATGAGTATCATAAAGCATATCAAGAAGGTACCATGAATCAGTTGCATGAAAATCCAAACATGCCTTATTACGAAGATAAAGATAAGGAGTAATTCATGGCTAAAACTAGACGAGAAGAGTGGAGAGATTTTGCTAAATGCAAAAAGCATCCAATAGACATTTTCTTTTTTGAAACTGAAAATGGAAGATACAGCACAAAGAAAATCAGTAAAGCAAGAGAATTTTGTGGTGATTGCAAAGTTCAACCCGAATGCTTATCTTATGCTTTAAATGAAAATATAGAGCATGGTGTTTGGGGAGGCTTTTCTTCTCGTGAAAGAAATTCAATTAAGAAAGTTTATGATGTGATTGACTATTCTGAAATAGTCCCCATTGTTATAAACAAAACAATATCACAGATAAAGAATAACAAATAAGGTTTGGGGTTAGGTTAGGCTGATCACTAGCCTAACCCCATTTACAAAAGATTGGAGAAAGTTATGAGTAATTATCCACCTGGGGTTACTGGCAATGAATATGAAATTGCTGGGGGCAATGAATTTGAAGAACATTTTGATTGCAGCGCAGACATAGAATATGTACTAATTACAAGAAAAGAATTGTACAAGCTTAGTGATCATGCACTTTCTTTGTTTAATGAATTTAAAAGAAATGGCAATATCAGTGAGTATTCAATTGAAACTCGCCTTAAGAAGTTAATGAGTGAAATCAATGGTTTCTATCATTCAGATAAAATTACTGAATTACCTTGTGATTTCTCAGGTGAAATATTAAAAGAAGAATATAGAGGGACAGTTTATTTTGAATGTCCTGAATGTGAAACAACATATGAAAAAGATAGATGGGATGGGTACTGATTATGTCTTATATGAAAAATGTATACTTAGATAATAGAGATATTGAATTTTATAAAAAAGAAAGGGTTCAATATAACTGGTCTAGTATTGACAGAGATAAAGATATTCACAATGGTCGTTTGGCTATTAATATTAAAATGCATCATCTGAATTTTAACCCTCTGAATTCAGATGAAACAAATGAAACTATTTATGAAGCGGTGCAATATTATTTCTTTGATAAAGCAATGAACATTGCAGTTGCTTATGGTTATTCGGGGTTCTCTACAGATGGAAGAAGTAATGGTTGGCTAAAGCCATTTACAAGCTATGATGTTGATAAGTTTTTATATAAAACACATGCCGACACATTTGAAGAGTATCTTGAAATAGAAAAGTTTTTGTCTTTCAAAGACAAAATTAAATGTTTGCTTGAGTTTATCAGGCTAACAATTCAATATCCAACAAAAGAAACATATAAAGATTATATTCACTATATAGAGGAGATGTAATGTCAAATACAAAACAAAAAACATGTCAAGAGCGTATTGAAGAAGAATATCGTAGAGCTGATGATTATCTTGAACTGATGTTTAGGGTATATGATGATGATCTTGATGAAGATGATGAAGATGATAAGGAAATACTTAAGCAAGTTAAAGATGAAGAAATTGATAATCAAACAATTTATGAGTATGCAGCTGGCTCAAGTATGAAGAGACTATTAACAATTGAATTAAGTGGTGGTGGTCCTTCATCACATATTGAAGCAATTATTAATGAAGACGGTATTGTTGAATCAGCACAATATGTTTTCTTAGATTGGTTTGATGGTGCAAGAAGAAAGATTAATGAAGGTTCAGCAATGTTTAGATATGTTGAATGGGAAGCTGAAAGGTACATGTAATGGAATTTTTAGAGAGAACAGAAATACCAGGAAATTATACAAACCCAACGATTGGAGAAAATAAAATGGAAGCGCCAAAAGTAAAAGATATCGTAGCAACAATGACATTCCCATCAGAACAGTTAATTGAAATGTTCAAAGACTATACAATGACTGGAGAAGCAGTTGAAGAATTGATTGCAGGTTATGATTTTGAAGATGTAATTGAATCAGGTCTGAGCAATCATGATTGGAATGATGAAGTTGAAAATGTCCTTAATTCTATTGATTTAGAAGATTATTTAGACATGGATTCAATCACAACTAGCGTAATTGAAAACTTTAGTTATCGTGATATAGCTGCTGAAGTAAAAGATCATTTAGATGAACCTGATGCTGTGGCATTGGCTGATGAATTACTTACATCTTTTAATTATGATAGTCCTTGCTATACTGGTAAGCTATTTATTAAATCAGTAGAAGATATTATTGAAGGCTATATGAAAAAGCAAACAGAAGGTATTGTCCAACCAACTGTTATTGAAGAAGAGAAAGTAGTTCTCCGCTCATTTACTATTCTAGAAATTAGCGAAGTTCTTGATGCTCTCCAATACACTGAATATAATAAGAGCCGTATCCTTACATCATTATCATTGAAATAGAAAGAGGTTAAAAAATGTCCTACATCAAAATAACAAATTACACTGATTCAGTTAATAGGTTAAGCTTGGAAAAGCTTGGTCTATCAACTAAAAGGGATAACCCAGAAACAATCGGTCAGTTTGGTTCAGGTATTAAGTATGCTCCAATTGCAGCCTTAAGAATGGGTTTGGAATGGGTCTTTACTGGTAACGATAGTGAAGGTGATTACATTCTAAAGTACAAATCAATTGATGAGAATGGCATCAACTCAATCTATTACGATTACTGCAATGGATTCGTAAAGCCATCTTCATTTACATTGGAAGCTGGAATTATGAGCTGGGAAGATGAGTTTCAAATTTATCGTGAGGCTGTTTCTAATGCTAAGGATAGCGGGGAATGGAAGCGAGAGATTGTTGAATCAATTGAAAAAGCTAAACCTGGTGAATTCAGTGTTTATATTACTGCATCCCCAGGTATTATGGAAGTTTATAACAACCATAATTTTTTCTTCTGTGACGATCATAAAGTAATTTCTGTTTATGGTAACAAACCAAACCAATCTTCAATGCTTGAAGCAATAGAAGGACCATTGCGTATTTATTGCAAATCAGTAATGGTTCACGAAGGCGATGAACGAAACAATATGTATAACTATGAGATTAATAATGCCGTATTGAATGAGGATAGGCAGATCAAAAGCATATATAGTGTTTCATACGAAATCGCAAAAGTTATTGCAAGGCTTGACAATGAAGATGAAATCAAGAAGATTTTCAAACTTGTTATTGATAAACAAAATAGAGTTTGGGAATTTGATGTTATCTCAGAATCAACATACCATTATGTTAGTCCTTGCCGTGAATGGAATATTGTATTCAATAAAATCTATGGCGATAACGCAGTATTGCTTAGCCCTACTGAATCATTAATTCCAGGAATTGATTCCTTTATTAAGAACAGAGGCAGTAACCCAGTTAAGTGTTTATCTGAAGGTTTCTATAGTCTTCTAAAGGAAGCAAAAGTTGATTTAGCTGGTGAACTTATAACTGAAGAATTTACTTATGATATTGATCTTGATATCAGTAAATTTCCTAAACTTATTAAAGCTTTGAAAATTGCTGGATCGTATGAGCCAGGGCTTTTGAAAATGAATAAGCCATTGGGTGTGTTCAAGTCAAAATCAAACGATGCACTTGGTTATACCTTTAATGTTGGTAAAGACATTAGCGAGCGTCAAATTGTTATTGAACATAGTCATGCTACTAATTCTAATATCTATGAAATTGTAGCTACGATTATTCATGAGTACGATCACTATTCAACTGGAATTACTGATAGTATGTTCAGAGAATTCAGAAACCTGGCAGACAATCGTATCGGTAGATTGATTGTTGATTCATATGAGAACAACATTTTGAATGTGAACGAAGCTGGTTTCTGGGTTAATATTGAAGACCTTGGTGAATTTGGTGGTTTGAACTATCAGATTTATGAAACAGAAATTGGTGGTTTGATCATGCAGATTGGCAAGAAGAAATTCTTTGTTACAAATGAAGACCAGAATGTATCTGTTTTTTCAAGTGAAATGTCTGGTCAATTACTTCCATCAAGCGATGGCAAATCAATGGGAATTAGTTTTTCAATTGATGATCCAGAGCTTTTAACAATTAACAAACTATAGGAGTTATATGAAATATTGGATTTATGGTATGTGGGCATTATTCTTTTTAGTTTTATTTCCATCTATTGCTTTTATTATGATTGCAATTACAGTGGTTTTAATGGGATCAAAGCTAAGATAATGCCTAAATTTGATAACTACTATATTGTTGAGTTTAGGATACCTATTAGGGTAGATGATGTTGATAATGTAATGTCAGCAGTATCTATCGCTAATAGGATATGTGAAAGACAACACGGATTCAAACCATCTAATTGGTTTGCTAGAATTTTTGAATATACTGTTGGTGAAAAAACAGTTGGTCATGTTCGTGAATATTTTTACAATCCTAATTCATCTACATCTAGGGAGATAGAAAAAAACATTGGATATCATAATGACTTGATCAAAAGAGGTGAAGTCCCTGCTGATATTGTTGAACTAAATGCTAAGCTTGTAGACGAAGAGCTTGACGAATTGTAAAGTTTTTGATACAATTGAAAGATGTAATATTTTGAAAGGTGTTGAATAATGAATAATAATGATGAGTACTTATACACAGATTATACAATGCAATTGTTTACAGCATTTGCACACAAAGGGATTGCTGATATGCAAGGCTTATTGTCAACTTATGATGATGAACTTGATGATGAATCTTTTATTCCAGGCATATTGTTTGGATTTTTAGTGCATTTTGAAATGCTATTAACTTGTATGGCAACCTCTCTAGAAAAAGAAGTTGAAGAGGTTTTTTCTGCATATGCAGGATATTATAATGAAAATAGAGAAAGCCTTAAAGAAATTCTTCCTTTGAGTCCTTCATTTACTAAGAAAGCATTTGAAGAATTCAAAAGAACACTCGGTCAATAAAGATTGACACAACCTGGAGGTTGATTATAAGATAAAAAATCTGTAAAGCGAGCGAGCAAATTTGTAGATTGCCCTCGTTTTGCATCTAAAGCTATGCTAATGCGAACTAATCGCAAAACCTAAACTATGGAGGCAAAATGAAGACAAAAAGTTCTTTAATAAGTGTAATTATAAGTATGTATATAGCAGTAGTAGGCACAATTGCTTACGCTTCTAGTGGTGATATGAATGTTGTTAACACAAATTCATATTCAGTAGTTATTGATGTAGCTGAGTTAAATACTAAGCCAATGGCTATTGATAGACCTGAATGGTTAGACCATAGAATTCCTGCAGATAAGAATAAACGCTGCCCTCAATTCCATTCTAAATTTAAAGAGTATGGATTGCCAGTGCAAGTATTTTCTTATATTGCATGGAGAGAAAGTGGTTGTAATCCTAAAGCTATAAATGCTAAATTTGATGCAAATGGAAAAGTAATTTGGACATTAAATAAGAATGGTTCAATTGATAGAGGATTGCTACAAATCAATAGTGCTTGGCAAACAGTAACTAAAAATGTTTGTGGTACAGATTTGAATGGTCTATTAGAATTAGATTGTAACTTGAGTGTTGCAAAATATATTATGGACAATTCAAAAGGTAAGTTATTAAACTGGAAAATAAGTAACTAAAGAAAGGAGTATCCAATGGGATACTACACAAGAATAACCGAAGCAGATATCTTTGTATCAAAAGATGATTTTGAATATTGCTATGAAGCAATGTGCAAACTTAATGATAGAGATGACCTAAAAATAGGTGGTAGTTGGGGCGGTGGTAATGGTATATCCGCAGACAACCCAAGACCTGAAGGAATGACTTATCATCCAGCTAAATGGTTTAGTTGGCTAGATGCTAATTATCCAGAAAAATGCAAAACTATGCAAGATATTCTTTTTGAGCTTGGTTTTGAAGATATCAAATTAGATGAAGATGGTAATCTAATTAGTCTTTGGTATGACAATAAAACTGGTAGTGAAGATTTGTTTTTACAAGCAATTGCCCCATATGTAAAAGCAGGCGGTTATGTAAATTGGCAAGGTGAAGATGGAAGTCATTACCAATATTCATTTAATGGTAAAGAAATGATTATGAAATCAGGAGTTATATCATGGGAATAGATATGGAGTTGTCAGAAGCTGAGAGAAATCAAGGCTATGTTGATCATATTAATAGCAATCAAAAAGCTAAGTTCACATATGAACAACTTAAAAGCATGGGTCTCCCAACTTATATAAATGAAAAAGGTTATATAACCTGGGAATAAAGTTTTAATACCAGAAAATACTTGTTCTTTTTGGTCATTGAAAGAGTATGTATAATCCTCATATCTGATTATACTCTGGTATTAAAAACAGGTTTGGTTAAAGCCTGGAAAAAACTATTTGTCTAACATATGCAAAAGCCGAGTTTAACCAATATGTTTATGTATCCGTAGCTCAATTGGATAGAGCAAAACACTTCTAATGTTTAGGTTGTAGGTTCAAGTCCTATCGGATACGCTAAGTGTTGTATTATATAACGCTTAATTAAAAGTGGTATAAGAAAGAATTAGGCTAAGGCTAACCCTTTCAGTCTAAGAGAAATATGCGATGTACTAATTTTGTAGGTTTATTAGTAATCGTCAAAGTGTCGTTTAGGTTCATAGGTATCCGACTTAATATTTCTTGCCTAATTCTTTCTTATACCACTTTTTCTATTTATAAATAAAACAACGGAAGGAAAACAAAATGAGATATGTAGTAATCACAGAAGACAATAGAGTTGTAAAAAATGATACAAAAGAAGAGCTAATGCTTGAAGAATTACAAAAACTAGTTGGAGGTTATGTTGAGCGTGTAACTGTAAGTAAAGAAAGCAGACTAGCTTTTTATGTTAATGAGAACGGAAAGTTTACGCAAGATGGAAATATGGTTGCAACGCAATTCTGGCTTGATTGCTTAAAAGAAGATGGTTATGATATGAATTTATTTTCTGATTATATCGCTGGTCCAGCTGTTTTAATCAAGGAAGATAGATATGGTAATCAAACTGATCTAACTGATGAAGATAATGAATCCCTAATGTTAACTATGATCCAAATGATTGAGGCATAATAATGAACAAAGAAAACTTTGCACTAATTCTGATGAAGGAAGAAAACATAATTCAAATCAGAACAATGAACACAACTAAGGAAAAAGCAATTCAACAAGCAAAGCTTGTGAAAAGCTATGGCAATGTCCATATTGATAATGTAATTGTTTATAAGACAGTACCACATAAGAAACCAGCTAATAAGAAAGAGAGCAAATAAGATGCCATTGAATTACGATATATCAGATATTGCAATGTACAAAGATAATTTTGACGAAGCGTATACAGAATACAAGCAGTTTGGTGATACCTATAAAGATGTAAAACCTCGTCTTAAAGGTTTAATCTTTGCTGGCGGTATGGTTGCGCTTGGTTCAATTACTTATAAGAATGTAAGTGAATGGTATGCAAGATTGAAATTGTGTGAGGAAATGTATAATACATTCCTTACATCAGAGTATGTTGAAGAAGAAGATACTTATAAAGATAAGCCATTAGAAGCAAAAGAGATAGTTAAGTATATTGGATTACATACAAACCATTCTACTCTTACTAGAAATCAATGGATTAAGAATGTAATTCGTAATCAAACAGTTAAACTTACAGCTACACAAATGCAATATCGTTTGAAGAAACTAGAAGAACAATTTGAAAAGGAAGTATTCGCATGATTAAGCCAAGTCAAATAAATATGTATCCAAGAGTATCCGATTGGTATGAAACAAATGTTGTTGAATACCGAGAGAATTCTGTTTTTGATAAATGGTATATTGAAGTCGTTTATTTTGAAGCAGATGCAGGATATATCTATGGTCTAGGTAAGCAAGAAATCATGAGTGGTGGATACCAAAGAGCTGAAATTACTGACAAATTAAATGGTGATTTTTGGGAAGATGCTTTTCTTGGTGAAACTGCACAACAAGATGTTCAGAGATGGGCTAACGATATTGTTACAAAAATTAAATACGGAAAGGTTAAGTGATGGTACTTATAAATTTAGAAACAGATTATGATGTATTTAACTATGTTAAACAACATCTTTTAAATCAACAAGAAAGATCATTAGATCCTCATACATTATCATGCTTTTATCGTGCGCAAAATGAAAACGGTAAAACATTGATGTGTGCTGTTGGTTGTCTGATAGATGATAATTTCTATTCAGAAAAATTAGAAAACTGTTCGCCAAATGATACAGAAGTTAGACGAGCAGTTGAAAATTCAATGTCTAATTGGGAATATAATGTAAGTTTACTTAGTGAATTGCAAAATATTCATGATGAGTATGAGCCTGATGAATGGTCTGTAAAATTAGAATCTCTTGAAAGTTATTTTGGGGGAGTAAACAATGAATATATACAGGCAGGTTAATCATGGCGTTAATATATAATTACATCCTAGGTTATGATACAGATAATAATACCTGGTTTCATAATGTTGAAGCTGAAGAATGGTTTATGGAAGATAAAACAGTATTCAATACCAAATATGAAGAGTATATATCTGAATACCAAGGTGATGGTATCTATCTTTCAGATGCTGAAAGATTGATTGAATCATTTAACGAAGCTGTAGAAACTCTAAACGAAAAAGAAGTGGAAGCAGTTGCGAAAAAACTGATTGCATTTCATGAAGCTATTGAAAGGATAACAGATGAGCGCAATAACAACATTTGAAACAAAGTTTGATTTTACAGAAGATACATCATCACCTGAATTTTATTGTCAAGGTCAAACATCAAACCTAGTAATGACTGTTAGCAATGTTGATCTTAAAGATAAATTCATTGCTATCTATTGTGATGGGGATATGTTACTTGAATACAACGGTGAAACAATAAGAGATTGCTACGAGCTAGTAGATAATGGTATTACTAATGATAGTGATCTATCAGATATATTTAATGAATCCGAACCTGGCTCACAAGTGATTATGAATCCTTGGTTTGATCTTTATGATCAAGATGGAGAACATTTAGATATGATTTTTCATGATATCTATCTTGCTATGGAAGAAGCAAAGAATATTCTTTTCAAGATGCAAAGAAAGGAATATGATGAGCGGAATTAGACATGGAGATATCCATAGAAAAGAACATCACTTTATTGTAAAAGCATGGCTTGATAAAGATGACAAGATTAACTTTGATTTATACATGGAAAATGTTGAAGTATTTTATCCAACCCCAGTTTTTAATATGGGTACGGGTGAGTGGATCAAATTAGATAACGATAAGATTATGGAACAAGACACAAGAATGTTACAACTACTACAAGAAAGATTGAGTATTAATAATGACAAGAATTAGATACAGTTATAATGATGTTAATATTTCTTGGGAAAGAAAGCTAGAACTAGATTATGAATATAAAGACTTGTCTATTATTCATGCTAATCATGCAAAAGAATTAATGGCAAGTATTGAATTTGATCCAAGAAGTATCCCAACAATTACTGACCCAGCATTAACTGAAGCATTAATTCATGCACAATTATCAACAACATATGCAATATTAGAAAAAGGAAAGTGATGAATGAATACACAGCAATAATTGTATTCCCTTACCATAGTATTTCAATTAACCGCTGGGAAAGTGAATCAGTAGATATTGAACCATTAGAAGAAGAAGCAATAGAGAAAATGTTTGAGTTAATCCCAGACATTTCACAATATCAAAAAGACCTTTTAGTAGGTCAAATCTTAGACATATCAGTAGAACTAGAGGAAAGAGATTAATATGGCTAGCAAGAAAATTGTAAGAACAGATAAGCGTTCAGAGAAAGAAATCCTAATTCAAGGTGCTATCAATGCTAATTATAGTCTTTTGATGCCTTGTGTAGATCAAAAGTTTGTCTATGTTAGAAACCCATTAACAAATGAAACAAAACATTTTGAAACAGACAAACCAGAATTTGTTGCTTATATTAAAGAGCTAGCAGATCTTGGATTGAATGACAAATTAGAAAGTGATTTCCTTGAGTTGGGTGCTAATAACAATATGGGCTGGCTCAAAGTTCTTGATTTCTTAAGAGTACAGGAAGCTTTGGTATTTTAATATGACAACAGTAAAAGATGCAATTAAAATGCTTACAAATTATAACGATCCAGATGAAGAAATTTGTATTGCATGGTGGAGTAAAGAGTTATTTGAAAGCGCATATGATCAAGAAATAAAAGAAGAAGCTTGGTCAAAAGTAGTCAATGAGTTTGACGATATGACTGAGCATATACAAGCAAGAATATATGATCAAATTGTAGATACAATCAACGAATATGATGGATGGGTTACAAATGAATAAAATAGATGGAAATCAATTACGGTCAAAAATAGAAAAGCTTTTGCCTAATTGTTCTTTTGATGAAGATAATGAAGGTCAAGTTATTATTTATACAAACCTAAAAGAAACAACAAACGGAAACTATAAGGAGCTGAAGTGAACAAGGAAAATATGCAAAAACTAATTGATGCCATTAAGTTTGACGGACAAAAGAAATTTAATATGTCCGCTTTTATTGGGAAACTTAATTATGAACATCATGAGAAATATGTATTTGAAAAAGATGAATTAGCAAGCAAGTATCCAGCAGTTAGGGTTAATCTTGTTGAAGAAGGTACAGATATTTTCAATTGTACATCAATGGGTTGTATTGCAGGATTTGCTACAGCATTAGCAAATAATTGGAAAGCACCTAGTTGGTTAGCAATAGATGATCATAGTAGACAAGTTGCACAATTTGAAAATGCATCAAATGAATTTTTAGACTTTACACATGAAGAAGGCAGGAATCTTTATTTTGGTGATGGCAAATGCATCTGGAAATGGCTAATGGAAAATGAGCCTGAAAGGTATGATCTGGAATTAGAAGAACATGGTTCAATGGATAATGCCAATGAAGAAGGAATTTCCTGGTGGGAAGATGAACTTGCAATTGATTTCAGTTCTATTGACTATCTTACAGCCATTGATGTATTGACTAGAATTATGAATGAAGAAATTGGCTTGGCTGATTGTGATAATGAGCCTCATTATATTATGAAAGAAGCGGTAGTGTGATGAGTGAAAATGATATCAAATGGAGTGAATTTAATCCATATTGGAGAGGTATGGTCAAAGATGCACTTGGTTGTGATGATGATTATGCAATAATCCTTTTGAATTACCAATACACAGTATCTAATGGTATAGATACATCTGAAGCTACAGATGCTGAATTAAAGAAATACTGGAAAATGATACATCAATATTATCAAGCAGAAATTAAGGAGAATGTAAAATGAATCTAATAGGCAGAAAGATAGTCGGAGTTGTAAGATTAAGCGATGACCTTAGAGAAAGAGAAGGTTGGGAGAATAGTCCTCACTTTGGAGTCTCTATTGTTTTAGATGATGGTTCTTTTATTTATTCTTCACAAGATGAAGAAGGCAATGGACCTGGTGCTTTCTTTGGTTTTAAAGATGAGCAATCTTATTACATATTACCACCACTTCCAGAAGATATGGAAGGAAGGTAAATGAAATGGGAATTTATAATTTACTTATTATCATTAACAGTATGGGCATTGCTTTTATCACTGTAATTAATTATAAAATTAGAAAAACACAAAAAGGAAAAGGGGTATGGAGAAATGACTAATCCAAAGAAAAAAAGAGCAAATGGCGAGTATGAAAAAGCAAAAGGTGATCCTCAGCTTGTTGCTGAGTATAATAAGAAAAGAAGAGAAAGACAACTAAATAGGGTTAATTCTTTTCTTGCTGAAATGAACATTGACAGGGATAAGTTAAATACAAAAGTATGTGCCCATGTTCACTGCAGCACTATCCTTAGCCGATATAATAACGGTCATGTTTGCGGTATTCATGAGAGTCAATTTAATCTATCTGAGGTAGAGGATTATTTAAGAAAGAATCACGCTATCAGTATCCTAGTTAAAGAGAAAGCAGAGGTATAATTAAAATGGTAACAGATAAAGATATCCTTTTAAAGATTAAAGAAAAGCTAATTGCACAAGGTAAGCCTGCTTATAGAATGTACCAAAGCGAATGGACAGATGAATTAGAAGAGGAAATAGGAAGTTGTGCATATTTTAATGAAGCTGGTAGTAGATGTGCAGTAGGTCACATTATTGATCCTGCTTATTATGATTATGAACTTGAAGATAGACCAGTTACTAACAGTGAAATTATTGATGTTGTTGCCCAGTCTAATCCTGATTGGAAAATAGATGTAAAAAGCATTTTGATGTTAGGTATAGCACAAAAAGTCCATGATGCTAATTTTGATTACCTGGCTGAGATATTCACAGTGATGGAAAAATACTTTGATGAGAACGGTAATTTTGACCTTATTGAATACAAGGAAGAATACGGTAACTGGTTTATAAAAGAAGAGCTTTGTCCAAAACTTGAAGAATTACAATCAAATGTAATGAAAGATTTTTTGACTAATATTAATGTAAGACATGCATTAAGAGAAGAAAGTAATCACTTTATTGCAGGTGATTACTATAACTCTTTTATTAAGATAATGGAAGCTCTAGTATAATCAATAGACCTAATATTAACCATAAATAATACTAAGGATAAAAACATGAAATATCAAGAAAATAAAAACAGAATGACACCTTTGAAGATAGATGCAGTGAAGGTATTACAAGACCCAGAAACAGGTAAATTGTTTTATGATATCTGTTTTGAATGTGACAAAATGTTAAGTGAAGAAGACATGGCTTTTGGTCATGATTGTGAGGGATAACGATGGCTATAATCATAGGATTCTTTTTAATTCTGGGTGTGGTTGTTAATATAATTGCAAAGCGAAGCGTTGATAATCACCCAGGTTATGGCACTCAGGATAAAGAAGAAAGGTATTGGAATAGATAATGTATCAAACATTAATGGTAGGTTGGACTATTGTATATAGCCTATCCTTTGGCATTGGAATAGCTCTTTATATATATGGGAAAAAGCGGGAAGGTGACGAAAAATAATGACTAACCAGGTAGATGAAATCCAGAATGAAATTGATTACCTAATTTTAGAAATTGAGGAAATTGAGAACAAAATGGGGGAGCTATCTAAGGATTATAAGCAAAACGCAGGGATGCTTACCTTCCTTGATGAAATGGCAAATAGAAAAACAATGAGATATTTAAACCTTAAGATCAGATTAGAGAGGAATCAGAATAATGACTAACAAAAACAATTTCCATGACGATAATGAACCAAATGAATATTGGGGTTCTTGGATGGAAGTCTTTGCTTTAAAGATTGGGGTAGAGAATATCCTAGACTTTATGGAAAGACTAAAGCCAGAGACTGATGATATCAATAGATTAGCTGAAATTGAAATGTCTCTCATATCCCTAGGGTATATGAAAGAGTATTTTAAAAGGCGGGCTGATGATATTGATGAGATATTAGATAATCATCCAGCTTATGGTAATAGATTAAAGAAAGAAGATAAGGAAGAATATCCTACGGGTTTTAATATGCCTATAGATATGCATTCAGGATTAGATATGCCTGCAGGATATCCTCATAGTCATAGTACAGCAGACTGGAAACCAAACCTTACAGGTTCTGAAGAAATACCAGATAATGTGATTCCATTTAGATATAAAGATAATAATAACTAATTTGAATTGATAGAAGAAATAGGTCAAAAACTGTTATTAGATTACATAGAGAAATAGTCTAAAAATCATTAGGTAGTGAGCGTAGCGAGCTCTAATATATCTCTAATATATTCTATATAGTTAGAGTTCATATCATAGGCATATCATAGATGTATCAATAATATATAGCTGATATATCACATAGTACATAAGGAAAACACCCATTTATAGGCTTATTTTAAGCTTATTTTTGGGTGTTTTTTTTGTCTTTTTTTCACTAATTAACTATATTTTTAATAG